CCTTGGTCAACGACCTTGGTCAACGACCTTTGTCAACGACCTTGGTCAACGACCTTGGTCAACGACCTTGGTCAACGACCTTGGTCAACGACCTTGGTCAACGACCTTGGTCAACTACTCTCCAGTATAGCACATCATACTGAGTGGACCCCGTGGGATTCGAACCCACGTCTCCGATGTACGCAAAGCGTCACTTCTAGCAGCTTGAGGACAGGCTTCTCGGCCCGTCTCCACCAGCCGGTTTACGTCCGGCAACGTACTGCGTTCGCGGGGTGCTACCAAAGCACTTTCTGTTCACAGGCGTGCTCGTACCCGGCTCGGGTGATTAGACCAGAGCGAGAGTTGCCTCGCGTGCCGAGAGCCCGCCAGAAATGGTAGAACCATCCTGGAAGCTCGCCGGGATAGCGAGGGTGTCATCAGTGCCAATTATGGCTTGTGTCAGGTAGGTGTGACGACCGCTGCATGACCACTTCCGAATCTCACCAGATCGATGCCTGTGAGGCCCATGATAGGCGGGTGGAGCTAGATAGCACTCCACCCGCCGACGTTACTCGACTGACTGTTGTGCTACGAAATGGACCACCCCCTAATTTGAAGGATAGAAAGCAGCGGCTTGGGGTTCACCACCCCCTGCACTTGACCCTGGTGTGGGGCTGCTAGTGGACGACCGGGGTATCGAGCCCCGTACCTCCGCCCTGTCAAAGCGGCGCTCTCCCATTGAGCTAGTCGTCCGAGAAGCGGCAGGGTCAGAAAGGAAGGAAAAACCCCCTGCCGCTAGTAGTCCCTCTGGGAATCGAACCCAGTCAGACGCGGGGTGTAAACCCACCGCTCTCCCAATGAGCTAAGGGACTATGACTAACCGCCGAACCAATGAGACGAAGCGACACCTAAAGGCCGAACCCCTCTGGTCCTATTGTCGTGCCATGCCCTAGCATGGCTTTGCCGGTCTAGGGTACCGGGCGGTGGTGAGTTTACGAGGTTCAACCCTCACGAGGGCCTACACCTACCTAGACGATCACCACGTCTAGTACACCCGTGGGGAATCGAACCCCAGCTTTGAGGGTAAAAGCCTCCTGGTCTACCACTAACCGTACGAGTGCATGTGTGCTGCAAGCGGGACCTACCGGACTCGAACCGGCGACCTCTGCCGTGACAGGGCAGCGCTCTAACCAACTGAGCTAAGGACCCAAAGGCCCGCGAGTGGGAGAGTCTATCCATCCAACCACGGGCAGCATTGCTACAGGCCATGAATCCTGTAGATGACCGAGACGAAACCGGCCAAGAGGGGCAGCGACTTAGTTAGTCCACAAGCGACAGTCTATCGCCTGGCAGGGTTCGGACCTGCGTCTCTGCTAGCGGGGCGAGAAGGAATTGAACCCTCGCCTGCGGGTTTGGAATCCGCTTGGTCACCATGACCTTCACCCCAAGACCGGAGTCAGACGGAGTACTCGCGGGGTGATCAACTCCCCGACTGCTCCTCGTCCGGTACAAGCCCACTGGGAGATTCGAACTCCCTCTTCTTCATTACGAGTGAAGTGTGCCACCACAAACACCTAGCGGGCGGGTGCCCCGAAGGGCTAGCATCATCTATTTCAGGATTCAGATGCCTGGGCGGTTAGAGCGCGGCCTGAATTAGCCTCTAACACCTTCTACCCATGACGAGACGGTTGCAACCGTATCTCGCCTAAGCCTACACCGAGAATCGAACTCGGGACCCTTCCGTACCAAGGAAGTATGATTCCACTTGCACTATGTAGGCGTGCGCCGGTTTTACGTTCCGGCAAACGGCACGGTGAAGATCTCACCCCGAGCACCACCCTATCAATACCACGAGGCTCAGGTGATAGGGAACCTATCGAGCCATCGATCAGGGTAGGAGGATTTGAACCTCCGACCTCTCCCGTCCGAGGGGAGCGCTCTACCAAGCTGAGCCATACCCTGTAGATCACCGCACCAGGTACACAAGCCCTTTCAGAATCCGCCTCCGGCCTGGTGGCCGTGCGCAACGCATCCGGGGCTTGTTACTTCTGATGTCCGCCGGGTCATGAGTCCCGTTGGATACGTCCCTCTAGATGGGATTTCCGGTAGTGCGCCTACGGAGAATCGAACTCCGGACCTGCGGTTTGAAAGGCCGCTGCTCTTTGTACACCCGAAAGTGTACGTTGACCACTGAGCTACAGGCGCATGCTAGCTTGCGTAAACCGTACGGTGTACTGCCGCGTGAGTCGTACAAGCTAAGTCGGGATGGCCGGATTCGAACCGACGATCGCCCGCGTCCAAGGCGGCTATGTTGACCAGACTACACCACATCCCGTGGTGCGCCCACAAGCCGAAGCTGAGGGCGCATGCGGAGAGTTGCCTCTCCGGGTCCTACTTATTCCGAGTAGGTGAACGTTGCACTCGCCGGGCTCGTCCCGTTTGGAGTGGTAACGGTCACATCTACCGAAGTTCCGTCTGTGCCTGCCGGTGAATCGACAGTGACCTCTGTCTCTGAGACGACAACGACGTTCGTTGCCTCCGCTGAGCCAAAGGTGACTGCGGTTGCTCCGGTGAGGGCAGTACCCGACACCGTGACCGCAGTTCCGCCAGCAGCCGTGCCGCTGGTCGGGCTCACTCCGGTGACGGTCGGTGCGACCGGCGGAGTTACAGCGTTGTTGAGTGCCGTTGTGTTGGACTCAACCTGCTGCGTGTTGGTCTGGACAGCCGTCGTTGCCGCGTCTACCGCAGCCTGATCGGCGTCACTCGTGATTGCTGCGACCGCTGCCTCAACGGCGGTCGTGTTGGCCGCGACTGCGGCCTCATTATCGGCAACTGCTGCCGTTAGTGCTGCGGTGTTTGCCACTAGTTTCCTCTGCTCTCGTAGTAGGTGCTCCAAAACCTCTAGAAGAGGCTCGTGGTGTCTGTATCCCAATAGACCCTCCTTGATTGGATGGGTAGTGGAGGACAGGGGAATCGAACCCCTAATTCCTGCTTGCAAAACAGGTGTGTTCCCGTTAGCACTAGTCCCCCAACGGATTGATACCCAGGGCAGAGCGTAAACGCTTCAAAGCCATTCGGCTCCACGCTCACGATTACCCTGGGGTACTGCTCGTGATATTTACGCGATGTGATTTACCGGGGTCATGCCCGGAGTGCGGCCCGTGGGATTCGAACCCACACGCTCTAAACGAGCACCAGGTTCTAAGCCTGGCATGTCTACCATTCCAACAGAGCCGCATGCTACCCGTCGCGGTACCAGTACCCACGGGCGGTTTCTCTTGCGAGTAGCTATCTCCCGCTCACAACCGAACTTCTTACTGGATACGCTGAGTGGGAGTCGAACCCACACGGGCCGAAGCCCACTGACTCCTCAAGCCAGCATGTCTGCCATTCCATCACCAGCGCATGGTGTTTATGCTAAACCCCGCATGCACGCGAGGCAAATTTTTCCGAAACTGAGTGCGTGCCGTAGGAATCGAACCTACCACTGCCAGAGGCCACGGGGTTACAGCCCGTTCCAACAAACCAATAGTTGGCTGACACGCATGATCATCAGGTCCTAGATTCCGGGCGCGATCCGACGAGCAACTTGATCCCACGACCTTACTCGTTTCGGGACCATGCGGTATGGGTACCGCTGCACTCTAGGGGTTTGCCCTGATGTGGAGGCGTTGAGTATGTACGGTGCCTTCTGTGCCGTTCGACAGCTACTATAGCAGATGCTTTCGTAGTTTGTCTAGAGCCCCATCCGGGAGTCGAACCCGGCTGTTGCGCCTTAGAAGGGCGCTGCCTTTTCCGCTTGGCTTATGAGGCGTATGTCATGATAGCACATCCCTGAAACAAGAAGAGCCCCGATCTTTCGGAGCCCCCTAACTCGGCCTGTGATTGGCTTCGTAGGGGCTTAGCTCACGGCTTTGCCGTGTCCCAGGTCTTCGTTCTGCTTAGGGAGATACATCATCTCACGTATTGTAGCAACGGAGGGAGCTAAGTTTCAAGGGGTCCGGCGAAAAGATTTTCACGCTCCCTGTTCCTTGCCCTTCTCGTCGTCCTTGATGGTCGTCTTGAAGAGGGAGTTGCTGTGCTTGTGGTAAGTAACGATCCCCTCCGGGTCCATGAACTCAGGAGCGGCGACCGATCCGAACGTGCTCAGTACCAAGAGCGCACTTCTGATCGCATCCGTATCGAACTCCTCCAGTTCTGCGAGAACCGGAACGACATGACAGCAATCCGGACGGCGCGTGCCGTTATCATTGTACTCGCCGTTCCATCGCTCCACATTGAAGAGACTGAAACGCTTCTCGTCCAGTCCGTATTTGCGCTGGATGCCTGCGCCCCACCACTCGCCGAAGTGAACGCCAGGGCCGAGCCCTACCGCAAGCTCACGAGCATGGTCACGAACCCATGTGGCGAACCCGAAGTTGTCGTTGTCGTTCTCGGGAGAGATGACACGCTTGCGACTCTGCGCGTACACATAAACCGGCTGCCATCCGTCCATCTTGTGCCCGTTCGTGTTGATGACAATACCAGGTCCAACGACCTCCTCGTCACCGTAGTTATAGGGAGCGACCTCGCTCACCACTACGGCTGCGTTCGTGCCGTCGATCTTCTCGGTGATGATGACAGGCCGAAAGAGGCGGCTGATCTTTGGGAAGGCAGTGAAGGGTGCCTCCGGAATGAAAGCGTTCTCTGGGATCTGCACAATCGCGTCCGCGCCTAGCATGATCTGCTCACGTTCCATCCCACTCTACCTCCATGTCGCCGTTCATGTCCGCACAATGTCGGACGTACAGTGTGTCGATCAGTCTCCATGCGGATGTGACTGTCATCGGGTGCGCGTACTCCGTCTCCTTCATGACCTCGATCACATCCTCTGGCGTGGGGCTCTCCGGTGCATCTCCGTTGGGCCAGATGTCCTCCAAGGTCAAGTCCACGTCCGGGAATGAGATCGTGAACCTGGATGCCGTCTGTGGCGCAGGCGTACCGCCCTGGATGCTGGCGTAGATCTCCTCCAAGGCTCGTGTCTCATCGGTCGTCACGGCGAACGTCGAAATGTGCGGTGGCTCAGAGACACCAGCCTCGACGGCTTGGATCAGAATGGCCACGGCCTGGACCAAGCCTTTCTCAATCTCCGACATCTCTCCTGGGTGCAAGCCGTACACTTGGCGCAGAGCTTGACGCGCGGCTTCGACCTTGGTTTTGACAGCCTGTTGGGCCGGGGTAGCTTCCATGGACGGTACTATAGCAAGGTCGCTACTTGAGGGCAACGGTCTTCTGGGAAGCCTGCTTCTCCGCACGCTCTCGGCGATCCACGGTGGCCTTCTCTTGCGCTGCGGCAAGGGCCTCGCCCTCTGAGTCGGCGGAGCCGTCGCCGACTCGAAGAGTCTGACTCCAGCCTTGCGCCATGCGGAAAGCGACGGTGACGTAGTAGTTCCATCGCCCGTTCTCAAGCTCGTACAGCTTGGCCTCGTACTTCAACTCGTCTATTTGCCCCATGCTCCGTCCTTTCCACGCGGATGATCGATCGGCTTGCACTCGGCTAGCGGACGCCCCGGCGGGAGACGACGATACGCAGGATGGTAATCGTGATGTTCACGCTCTGTCGTCTTGTCTTTCTTTGGGGCAGAGCTAACCGTCTTCTTCATGCTGCGCAGTGTAGCATGAGTTAGACGCCGCACGCTCCCGATCGACATTGTGCGGTGCGAGCCGCGTCCTCCTCGAAGGTAACTCCAGTCTGCCCTAGCGCCGCCTCGTAAGGCACGCCTTCAAGAGGCTGGCCTGCACGAGCACCATTCGGGTAACAGGTCACACCACGCAGGCGCGGGAGGTACTGGTAAAGAGTCTGCGCGAAGTCGTACGCCTCATGCGGATCGGTGATCGGGTACGGCAAGTTGATGGTGGATGCGATGCCGTGGTCCACGTACTCCTGTAGGTCAGCTTGGAATTTGATGCGACGCTCGACGTTGTAGCTGAGCGCGTAGGCATCCTCCACGTCATCGGGATTCACTCCGCTTTCGATGAGACGATGAGCGGTCGGGTCGATGACGTACTGATACTTCCACTTGCCATCCGTGCTATCGAGGAAGCGACGCTTGTAGGCCACGCAGAAGATTGGCTCAGCCGAGGTCGTTGTCTCCCCGATGATGCCGATCGTGCCGTTCGGAGCAATCGCCCTTGTCTTGACCGGGTGACTGAGCTTGTGCTTGTCTGCCCATTTGGCAGCAATGGACGTTGACAAGGCATACTCATCAAGCCATTCGCGTAGCTCATCCACCATTTCATAGCGGTAGCCACGCACAAGAAGCCACTCGTGCAACCCCATGAGCCCAAGCCCGAGGCGACGGTTCTTGGCACGGATCTCCTTGACCTTCTCGTACGGCACGTCCGAGTAGACGGTACCGGCGATCAGGAAGAGGGTAGCTAGGCGGACTACTTCAGCGAACTCCTCGCGGCTCTCGATGCGAGCCATGTTGATCGAGCCGAGGTTACATACGTCGGAGTCATCCTCCGATGTGATCTCAGTGCAAGCGTTTCGCAAGTTCTCCTTGACGTTATCACCAACATCGATGCTGAATCCTGGCTCACCCGTGGCAACCATGTGCTCGCAGGTCTTGTAGTAGACATCCTGCGCCAACATATGCTGCTCGTGACTCACATCATCGAAGGCCGCGAAGAAATCGTCGTCCAAGATGACGGAGATGTTAGTCATGTCGAGAGGCGCGGGTGCTTCCCCTCCCTGCGCCACCGCTGCTTCCTTAGCAGTGACGATCTCCGGGGACCAGTCCTTGGCCTCGATCCATTTGAAGATATCCTTGTGGTTCCAATGCAGTCCAGCCCAGATCGCGGAGCGTCTGTGGCCTCCCTGCATGACGTGCCGAGCGATCTCGTTGACCATCTTGGCCGGTGAGAGGGGTCCTGTGGCGAACCCGCCGGTCTTCTGGATCAGTGTGCCGTAGGGACGCACGTCCGAGTAGACAGATCCGATGCCGCCTCCAGATGAGAGCGACATGATTGCCTTGTGAACCAGGTCAGCCCATCCCTCGCGCGAATCCTCGCAGCGGAAGAGAAAACAGTTGTTGGTCTGGTGAATGGTGCGACCAGAAGAGGCTAGGTAGCGACCGCCGGGGATGAACTTGCGTTGCACGATCATTTTGACCAGTGCTTGAAACTCGGGGTCCTTGTCGGTGTAGTTGAGTGCCCCCAGTACATGGCGCACGACGCGATATGCGGTGTCAGGCCAGACCTCGATCGGCTCTTCGTCCTCGTCCTTCCAAGAGTACTTATCCATGTACTGGAGTAGTGCCCAGGGTCCCATCTCTTCGTCGCGGTTGCCGAGGATGTCGCTGTCGGATGTGTCCTCTTCAAAATCAAGACCCGCTGGTGCGGGTAGTGTCGCTGCCTCCATATCGTCCTATCTCTTTGCGTTCGTTGTTCGTGCAGGTTACTGTCCGCCCCACGATATCAGACAGTGGCAGGCTGGGTTGCTGACGTGAGTGAAGGATCTCAGCCCTTCAAGGTCGCGTTGAAGGATGGTATACTCGCGCGCTCGCGCGGGCGAAAAGCTTTTTATTTAGTGTTACCTGTCCCCTGGAACACTGAACACAGGCACACACTAAGTACTTCGGTACATACCTGGGCCTGTTAGGCACGCAGAATGCCCAAACCACGCGCGAGGCCAAGTTGCTACCTGCCGTGATAGACTTGCCGTCGATGTCCATTGTCATGACTCAGCGATGCCTCTCGGCAGAGCCATGGTTCGAGATGTACGTGCCTTCCGCTACCGAACAGGGCAAGGAGTACCGTGTGTTGGTGCCTTGGCCTGACGATGAGGTCGATGATCTGGCTTGCGAATGTATGTCATTCATCCATCGAGGACATTGCCATCACCAAGAGGAGGCTTTCGAATCTCTGTGTCGGTGGACCTCTGTCGAGGGTCCGGAGAAGCAGACCCGAGATCAACGGCGCAACCATATCTGTCCTCGTTGCGGAGGAGAGACAAAAGGCGAGGCCGAGTTCGAGTGATATGATGAGCTAGATGAGCCACGACCTAAGTCAAATCACCAAAGATCTTGGTAGCACACACAAGTCATCCAAGGAGCTAGAGAAAAAGCTCAAGGACTGTCGCGCCAAATTCTTCGAGGCGGTCGATGAGCAAATCCTAAGCAGCGAGACTCTTGCTCGCCAGACCATCACGGTCCCAGAGGATGTGGAGCCCGAGGCGTACGTCAAACAGTTCCATCCCGGCTGGCGTGTGGTCGATCCAGGGTCGAAGGAGCACACGTACATCATCGAGGAAGATCCGTCCTTCAAAAAGTTCGTCTATGTGAATCACGACGACGGCAATGTCTACCGGCGCAACGTCTCTCAGGCTGGGCCATCTCTGGACAACGAGCGGTTGAAGGAGGAGGACCCTGATCTTTGGAAGCGCATCAGTGTGTCCAAAGTTCAGCGCGTACGTGTACTCAAGGACATGGAGGAGATCTCCAACAAAGATCTGGCCGCGATGCAGGAGTACTTTGTCCCTGGCCCGATGACGGTCAAACTAGATGCTCCTCGCAAAGCGAAGCCGGATGAGTTGGATGCCTAGATGCGCACGACTACCCGAGTCAATTGGAGATTCACTTTCACGATCTCAGACCTGGGACGATTGCTTGGAAAGTCTCCGGTCACTCTCCGAGGCTGGGATGATCGAGGACTGGTCGATATCCCACGGGACCCCTCAGGGGACCGCAAGCTTGGGTGTGCAGATATCCGTGCGATTGCGGACAAGGCTTACGAGCTTGGTCGTATCAATCGTCGCCGTGCCAACCTAGTGCATGCTACGATGACACTAATAGAGCAGATCGAAGCAGAGAATAACTGGAGAGCAAAGCAATGACCGAGCTACGCATAGGGATTCTTGGAGCGCCCGGTTCGGGGAAGAGCGCCTTTGCCAAAGCCCTAGCCACGGCGGTGCGCAAAGAGCGAGGTAGCCCGCCAGTCCTCCAGCCGGTCAAGGTCGTGGATGGCTATATGGATAGCCTCATCAAGCGCACTGGCTACGCCTTCGACATCTTCGCCACCTATCCGCAGAACCTCCAGATCCTATTCGAGCGCTGGACACGAGAACAAGAGGCAGAAAAGGCAGGATGTCACACGCTGATCACAGTCGGGACCCTCTACGAAACTGTGCTGTACACAGGTCTGCGTGTCAACTCAGACCTCGCTCTCAAATCTGACCAGACGGTCCAGATGCAGGGCCGCGTGGCGATGGAAACGCTTGGCGTCGTCCATTCACTAATCGCCACACACGACCTGCTATTCTTCCTTCCGTACACGAGCAAGGTGCTTGCCGAGAAGGGCCGCTCTTATGACGTAGCTGTCAACGAGAAGCTGCCTGAAATCTTGGCGGGATACTTCCGCCCCCTCACCCCTCTTACAGGTACTACCAAGAAAAAGGTTCAGGATGCCCTCACCGCCATCAAAACAGTCGAAGCCTGGAAGGCCGAGATCGCTGCCGTGGATGACCAACCGGCAGTTTGATGAAGTTGAGCAACTGATCAAAGCGTCTCCTACCCGGTCGGGTGAATGCCCAACCTGCGGAGCCAAAGCTACCGAAGTCTCCCCTGGCATCACCGAGTGGGGAGAGAGCACCTACTACTACCTGGATGAGGACCATCCTTGTAACTGCGAAGAACAAGAGGCGTTGTTCCGCCACTACCTGCTTGCCCACATCCCGCAGGAGTATATGAACCTGGGGCTCGACAACTACTACGGCGATGAGAATGCCTTGGCCGCTGCTCAAGCGTACCTGGACAAGTGGGTGAACTTCCGCAAACACGGCATGGGGATGGGCTTCTACTCCAAGACCCAAGGTACCGGCAAGACTTTCCTTGCGTGCTTCATGGCCCGCGAGCTAGTCAAACGCGGCGAATCCGTCTACTACGTTTACTTCCGCAACGTCGTCAACACGTACGAGTTGTCGTACGAGGCACGCAAAGACGAGGAGGATCGGCTGCGCGATTGCAACGTGCTGATCCTAGACGAGATCGCCCGCCCGGTGTCGGAGGCACAGCGCGTTCTCTTCGCAGAGAAGTTCGAGGAACTAATCAGGTACAGGAGCAACTACAACAAAGTCACCATCCTGACCACCAACCTCACACCCAAAGAGCTTGACGAGATCTACCCGCGCACCTACTCGTTGCTCGCTGCCAAAGAGCAGTCGATCGAAGTAGCCGGTAATGACACGCGCAAGGCGGGGATCTGGAATGTCAACAAGGAACTTGCAGAAAATGGCGAAGTCCGCCCGATCATCTAGGAGGCATCATGTGGTTGATAGTCAGTAAGAAACGGCATCAGGAGGTTCTTGACCAATGGGGTCACGCTGAGCACCAGTGGCGCGAGGAAGCGGGTGAGCTAGGCAAGACGATCGAGGATCAGGCTAAGCTCCTGAGCAGCACCGAACGAGAGAAGGTCTTGCGGGATCTACAGGACGCGCTCAACTTGATCCGCGACTACCAACGGGTGCTTGCCACCATCGGAACAGCCGACCCCCAGATCTCCAAGGCCAACGCACTACTTGAGCGCTACGGTATGCAAGGTGATGCTAGCGCCTCCTACTTGGGGTTCAAGCGCGTGGAGGGATACAAAGAGCCGCGTGCCGAGGAGTCTCCAGAGAGACTTTCACCCGAGTGGTGGCAGCAAGAAGAGAAACGCTGGGGCTCGGAGGCATACGGTGAGGCCCATGTGCGCATCGAGGCTGAGGCTATCGATGAGGGTGATGACAAGGAGCCTGGTTATACACGCGCGAGGTTGAGTTTTGTAGACCTTGGTGAGGAGACGGATGCCGATGCACCTGTCGAGCCATGAACTAGAGCAATATGTCAAGGATCTGGCTCTCGATGAGGACCGATGGCGGAGCTTGGTCAGGCATCATCCGAACGAACGCATCTACGTAGAGCTTGATTGGACGGAGGACTTCAACTCCTGGCTAATCTGCTGGATGGAGAACCACGAGACTGGATTCCATGACCATGATGGTTCGGCAGTAGCCGTCAAGGTGGTGTCTGGTTGGGTAGAGGAGGAGCGCCTGCGTCACGTCGGCGAAGGAGGCATACGTCCGCACGGAGTGGTGTATGGGGCGGGTGATATCATCCGTCTGGGTCCCAATGACATCCATAACGTCAAGCACACCGGCACTATCCCTACCGTGTCGATCCATGCCTACTCCCCACCGTTGATTCGCATGGGCTCGTACGGGTTCGGGCCAGACAATGAGTTGCGTCGGTTGCCGATGTTCTCTAGTGAAAAACTACGTCCGTTGGAAGACGCTGCGCTCGCCTCGATCGCTGAAGAGTCGGAGGTCGATCACGCTTTTACCTCTTGGGATAACTACCCCTACGGCGAGCAACCGATCTCAACGTGACCTGCTACGATCAGGGTCGCCATGGCTGTTGATCCGGACATAGAGCTACTTAGTCATCTGCCAGACCCGGAGGCTTGGGTTGTTCTGCGCGGGGAAAAATTCCGCGATGAGCTAATCGAGGACGACTCGGTACGCGCGATCTACCAGTGGGCGGACCAATACTACCGCGACCACGAGGAGGTTGCGACAGAGGCCGTCTTGGATGAGGAGTTCGAAATCGATTTCACGGAGCCGGAGACTGCCATCGGCTACGTGATCGACACCATGCGCGAGCGCTACATGAAGAACGGAGGGCGCAAGGCCCTACGTGTCATCGGCGAGCGCTTCAAGGAGGACCCGACCAGCATTCCGAAACTCCTCCTTCAGCAGGGCAAGGAGCTAACCGAACTGCTAGCCCGACGCGGCGAAATGTACGGCACGGGAGATGTCGATCGCACCCTCAAGGGTTATCTGGACAAGGCAACTAAAGGACCCGGCCCGAGCCTGGGATTCAAGACCCTGGATGACTACTTCTACGGCCAGCGAGGCATCACTGTGTACGCCGGTCCCCCGAAGACTTGGAAGTCTTGGTTCATGGTCAAGGGTGTCATCGAAAACATCTTCCAGGGGACTTACCCCTGGCTCTACCCGCTGGAGCTTCCCGCCGAGGAAACCAACATGCGCTTGATCTGCATGATCTCGGACATCCCGTGGCACAAGTACATCCACAACACCATCACGCGCGACGAGCAAAAGATGATGAAACAGGTTGCTAAAGACATGGATGAAATGGGTGTCTACAAGATCGTTCAGCCTCCGCAGGGAGAACGCTCGGTGGATGATCTAATCGGACAGGCTCAAGACGCCGGGGCAGGATCGATCTGGGTGGATCAGCTTCAGTACGTAGAGGTAGGTGGTAAGTCGCTGGGTGCCTGGAACGAAACCGGCAAGTACTGGGAGGTACTTGACCGCTCCCGCAACCTGACGGACCACATCTGCTTCGCCCATCAGTTCAACCGTTCGGTCATGAACGCAGACAAAATGCCGTCGGTGCAGCAACTCAAGGGCTCGTCCGCTATCGAGGAGACAGCTACGCTCGCGCTCGGCCTGTGGGCCAGCAAGGAGATGCGCAAGTCCAAGCGTTTGGAAGTGGGCACCCTCATCAGCCGTAACCATGACTTCTGCAACTGGGAAGTCGAAGTGGATCTGACGCGCCGCTGCAACTTCGAGATCGTCGGAGTGGTGGAGGACGATGAGTGAGGTCAGGATCACACGGCGCAAGAGAGCGGTGGAAGACCCATCTCCTATCCCTAGCTGGCTAGATGATCCTGAGGAGGTCGGGCCGTGCCCGTGTGGTAATCCTCCCGACGACACCTGTATGTTGATCGAGGGTGACGCTCCGCTCAGCCGGTGGTTTCACATGGCGTGTCTAGACTTCCTGGAGAAAGAGATGGATGAGGAGGAAATCGAAGAAAAGCGAGCATGGGAACGCCATGTGAAACGCATGCAAGAAGGAGAGGACGACGATGAGTAGGCATAAACTGGAGTACAAGGACTTCGTAGACGCTATCGACCTCGATGCTTTCGAGGAGGCGATCAACTTTGAACCGCTCGAACACCGCGCAGGCGAGGACGTAGGTTACTGCCCTGACCTCTGGAGCCTGCACAAGCACGGCGACACGACCGGGAAGTTTGCGATCAACCGGGAGAAGCGTGTCTATCACTGCTTCGTGTGCGGCGGTGGCACATTGCTATCGCTAGCGATGGAGTTCTGTCACTCCGACGAAGAGACAGCGACCGAGTGGCTACACCAGTTCGCTCACGGTGACACGCGCACGGATACCGAGTTCGTGGATGACTTCATGAAACTGCTCGATGACTACGCGGAGAAGAAGGGTGACAGGATGCCCTACTTCAACGAGCACGTTCTGAAACAGTTCGACCCGGCCTACCATGCGCTCGACCTGGACGGCAACCCTATCTCCTGGTACGAGGAACGCGGTATCTCCGAAGAGATCCAGCAGGCGTATCGTCTCTGCTACGGCGCGAACCACAAGAAGGTAGCTCCCATCCGGGGCGGCGAGAAGATCGCCGAAGACTACTTCGGGCCGTGCATTGTCTTCCCACACTTCTGGGAGGGCCGACTGGTTGGCTGGCAACATCGCTGGCTCAACCACGGCAAAGGTACGCCTAAGTGGCTCCCCAAGTACACAAACACCAGCGACTTCCCCAAAACGCAGACCATCTACAACTACGATCGCGCGATCAAACATCCCGCTAATCGGGTAGTAGTGGTGGAGTCTGGCCCGACCGTGGGCTTCCTCGAAAGCATGAAAATCCCAGCCGTCTGTGCCTTCGGATCGGGGATCACGGAGGGACAGCTACGTCTACTGCGTCGCTTCCAGGATGGGGTGATCCTGGCACCCGATAATGACGAGCCCGGTACCAAGTTCGTCACCGTCGGGCGAGCCTACCTGGAGCGCTACATCGACGTGACTGTGCTGAAGCCCGTAGAGCTAGGCGAGGGAGCAGATCTGGGTGACTACATGAAAACCGATGATCCTGTGGGCAACCTGTACGACCACTTGGAAACGGCCATAGAGGACGATGTTTTCGGGATCTTCTGAGAGCTAATAGGTGATGGGAATGACGAAGTACCAGTCGGTCGAGAAAGCGGAGGTTCTATCCCCCGAGGATCACGAGCGCATTGGTACGGAGCTTCGTCGTCTAGGCAAGACCAACGCCCAAGACCTCACTGAGGCTGAGCGTAGGCGAGTGCTAGACTCTCCATCAGAGTAATCTAGTTCGGTCCAGAAGGACCCTGCTACACTCACAACGACAACGGCAATCGGGCATGCCCGGCCAAAGGAGAAAGACTAGATGTCTGAAATTCGCAGAGGTTCCGCAGCAATCCAGGACGCAGCTAAATCGTCCGACGGCGGTGAGTTCCGCCCCTTCCTTCCGTCGATCTACTGGAAGGATGACCAAGAGGAGCACTATATTCTCTTCCTCAATGAGGTAGAGGACATGCCGCTCTTCGACATGATCCAGTACATTCCGACGGACAGTGGCTTCTTCCAGGAAACTGTGTCGAAGACCGACCCGTTCTTCGGAGAGCGCGGCGACGGATTCGTGGACGATTGGGATGCCACCGTGCGCAAAACCAACGTCGCTATCGCGGTCGAGCTAGAGCCGGTCGTGGAGATCGTGAACAAACGTCGCAAGCCGCGTGGCTTCGAGGTCAAGACGATCGAGTACGAGCGTCGCATCTTTGATGATGACGGCGAGGCTACTGGCGAGACAGAAGAAGTGACCGCTCCGGCTATCGGGTACGTAGCCCAGAGCCCGAACAACTTCTTCAACCAGATCAGCAACTACGATGCCAACGAGGCTCCGGTCACCGCGACGGCGCTGAAGATTACCCGCATTGGCAAGGACAAGACCACGACCTACCAGCTTGTCGGTTACGACGAACTGCCGATCGATCTGTCCAACCTCGTCGGGTACATCGACGGCATCAGCTACCTGGGCGATGAGTTGACTCCTCTCTTGGACGAGATCGAGGATCTGTCTGCGGAGGATGCGGCTCTTGCTATCGGCAAAAAGCTCCTCGACCTCCGCGAAGAGGAGTTGATCGATGACGAGCGTTACCAGGAGTTGCTTGGTGGCGTCACGGAGTCGATGGACAAGTTCGGCAACAAGAAAAAGAAAAACAACAAGAAGGACAAAGACCCTCCGAGGAGCCGCGCTGCTTCGCGTCGTACGACGAAAGCGAAAGAGGCGGAGCCGGAGGCTGATACCGATGGGGATGAGCCGAACGAGCCCGCGTCTGACCCGGAGCCGACCGAGGAGGTAAAACCTGCTCGCAAAGCTGCGAAAAAAGCATCTTCGACCAAACAGACTCCTGAGTCTCGCATGGCGGAGTTGCGCAAAAAGGCAGCCGAGAGAGCAGCAGCGCGGAAGTAACGCGCGTGCTTGATCCGCAGAAAGGCATTGCTCTATTCACCGATGGGTCGTCCTACTACAAGGACGGCTCCGGTGGATGGGCATGGGTCGCCATTGATTGCTTCGGCGGTGAGGAGATTGGCTCCGGCTATGTCCCTGACACGACGAATAATCGCATGGAGATGCAGGCATGGGTCGAGGGCTTGAACCATTTGGTCGAGACTCTTGGCCCGTGCAATGTCCTTGTCTACAGCGACAGCGAGTACGTTGGGTTGGGGGCGATGGACCGCCAGCGGGCACGCAAAAAGAACGAGGATCTGTGGTTCGAGATCGATGATGCTATCGAGCAGCACAAGTACGTTGAGTTCGTGTGGGTCAAGGGCCACCACGAAAGCCACTACAATCAGCTAGTCGATGAGCTAGCAGGCAACGCAAGGAAGAATGGACTCACAGCTAACACCTAAGGAGCAGCGCGTCATAGACGCAACGGTAGAGGTCATGGATGCTATTCGTGATCTCTATGACGGCAACCCTCACAACTTCGTCAACGAGGGAATCCCTGCTATCCACGTTCTTCAGAAATTTGCGCTGATGCACTGGGCTAATCGCCTCAACCCCTACTGGAGTGATTGGATAGACTATGAGTCTTCACGTACATAGCGAGTACTCCTCTCTCGATCAACGTAAATGGACAGCCCATGAGTGTCCCGTGCATGGGATCAGCTTTACAGGCGACGGAGATGTGATTGAGTTTCCCAAATGTCGATATCCAACGACCAACGATAAAGCGAATGGTTGTGTTTATCCCCGACGCACGTTTGTAGTGATCCCTCAGGATAGATAGTGAGTATTCTTCGCTGGAATACTGTCAAGTTCTGTAATCTAATAGTTATGAGAAAACAAAATCCAAAGACCTGCGATCATTGTGGACATACCTTCAAATCAGGTGCCGGGCTTGCTTTGCATTTGCGTTGGCTGGATAAGCCACGGGTACAGAAGATTGTATTGGAATGCGCTCGCAAAGAATGCAGCAACACTTTCGAAGTAGTTCCGAGCCACGCGACATGGCGAAAGTATTGCTCTAAGTCATGTTTGGCGCAAGATCGCCCGCGTGATCCAATGACCGATAAGCAAAAGGCGATCATATCTCAAGCTCAAAAGGATCGGTACGCTAAAGACCCGACGAGCAACCCTTTCTATGGTCGCACTCCTACCAACTACCGAGGTTGGGGCCACGGCCAGTTTGTAGAGGATCTTGGGTTCTGGGTACGCTCAACGTGGGAGCGAGACTACCTGCTTGCTCTCAAAGCTGCTAACGTAGAGTTTGAGTATGAGGCGATTAGATTTGACCTGGATGGTCAAGGAACCTACTGCCCAGACATTCGTCTCAATGGCAAGGATATCTACGTGGAGATCACAGGTTGGGATAAGCCCGGTAAGGCAGAGAAGAGGAAGCTCTTCCAAGATATCTATGGTCACCCTCTCTACGTCATCGATCAAAGACCCACAAAGGGCCACATAGCAGAGTTTGTTGCTTTGTGTGAGGGGGTGATCAGGGGCGATGTCACTCCACGTTCATAGCGAGTACTCGTCCCTTTGACTCGACGGCTGGTCCACGGTTGATGAGATCGCGGAGCGCATGCTTGAGATCAAGTGCCCGTTTTGCGGGCTGACCGATCACGGGGTAGTCGCGGGCCACATCGAGTTCGACAAAGCCATGCGCAGCCGTGGCCTCAACCCTGTGTTCGGGGCGGAGCTATACCACGGGGTGAAATTCGATGACCTCAAGAAAAACGAGCGTGACCAGGCGCACCTAATCGCCCTGGCCATGACCGATGAAGGTCTGCGCAACCTCTGGCGACTGACTAACGCAACCTCCGATCGGGATCACTTCCATCACGTTGGGCGAGTCACCAACGATGACATCGTGAAGTACAAGGAGGGGATCATCTTTACGTCGGCGTGCCCGCTGGGGCTTGTGCCACAAGGTCTGCTCAAAGGCGATAGCACGATGCTCAATTGGTACCTCGACAACCTGGGCGACAACTTCCGCATGGAGATCACCACGTACCCCGGCGATGTCGAGTGGCGCGACTCAGACTCAGAGGATGATGAGGATGTGGTTGTTACTCCGCGCCTCATCAACGAACTTGTCGTGGATGCTGCGCAAGAGCGGGGTGTCAAGATCACGTACGGGGACGACGGTCACTATGCCCGCCCGGATCAGTACGAGGAGCACGATATGTACATCGCTGCGCAGACGCGACAGTCGATCTACACCCCGGTCGAGGATCGCAAGATGTGGCACCCGCCCGGAGCCCTGTGCATCAAGGATGAGAAGACCGTACGCGAGAATCTTGGCTACCTGCCTGAGTCTGTGGTCGATGAGGCTATCGCCAACACGTACGAGATCGGCGAAGCCGCTGACGCCCACCTGCCAGACGTAGGTAAAGCGCACATGCCCCTCTTCGTGCCGGGCGACTGCCCGTGGCTCGATGACCCAGGAGAGGACGTAGCCACGCTCTTCACACGGCTCGTGTCGGAAGGCATCGAACGGATCTACGCCGGAACGGAGCACGAGGTAGAGGCCGTGGAGAAAGCCATCCATGAGATGGAAGTCCTCATGGAGGACCACCTGGAGCACTACTTCCTCCTGGCATGGGACGTGATCCAGTTCTGCAAAATGGAAGGGATCAATGTCGGCCCTGGGCGAGGGTCGTCTGCCGGTGCGATCGTGGCCTATGCGCTCGGTATCACCGACGTGGACCCCCTGCACTACGACTTGTACTTCGAGCGCTTCTGGAACAAGGGGCGCACCGACGGCTTCCCCGACATCGACACTGACTTCGCCAAGTCACGACGCGGCGAGATCCTTGACTACCTGATCGACCGCATCGGCTATGAGCGCGTGTGCTCCATCGGCACCATCACTCGCATGAAGCCTGTGGCTGTCATCGAGAAGCTAGCGATGGCATGCGAGATCGATCATGTGGAAATGGAGCAACTGAAGAAGATCGTCAAGCAGACCAAGGACATCGAAATCCACGGCCACGAACAGATCGGTTGGAGCCCTGAGTTCGAGCCTGACAAGGTGATCTATGTCAATAGCTCCACGGAGATGAACCCCGAGGGTGACAAAGTAGGCGAAGAAATCCAAGAGTGGATCGAGAGCGGCAAGGACTCGGTTGTTCAAGGGAAACGTACCAAGTTCGTGGAGATGTGTGAACACGCCTGCTCCCGTAACAGCAACTACGGTATCCACGCATCGGGTATCGTGGTCGCAGACATCGATCTATCTGACTACGCTCCCGCTTACCGTCGCGGAGGCAAGGATGGCATCCCGGCTACGCAGTTCCCCATGTCCACGGTCGAGAAGCGCATGCTCCTCAAGCTTGATGTCCTGGGGCTCAAGACGCTCGACACGCTAGCCGAGTGGGACAAACTCATGAAGGCCAAAGGCGTCGAGACTGAGTGGTCGGGCCTCGACCTTCAGGACCACCCCGAGGAGATGTGGGACCTACTAGAGGAAGGGTTTGTCTCCGGCGTCTTCCAGGTCGAGACACCATCGGGCAAGAAACTCGCCGAAAAACTGAAACCACGCTCCATTGAGGAGCTAGCAGTCTTGGGTTCGTTGAACCGACCTGGCCCGCAGCGAGATGGTGTGCCGAATCGTTACATAGCCCGCATGGAGGGGCGCAGTGAGATCACCTATCCGCACCCGATGCTGGAACAGATCCTCAAACCGACATACGGACTCTTCGTGTACCAGGAGCAGATCATCAGGTTCATGGGTGCCCTTGGGTACTCGCTAGGCGACGCGGATGCCGTGCGAAAGATCCTGGGCAAGAAGCATCCGGAGAAGCTGAGCGAAATCTTCGATGGATTCAATGAGTGGGATGAAAAGGGCTTCCTCACGACCGCGATCGAGAAAGGATTCACCAAGGAGTCCGCGACTGAAGTGTGGAAGAGCATTGAAGGGTTCGCTAGCTACTCCTTCAACAAGTCCCACGCGGTCGCTTACGCGATCATTGGGTTCCGCTGCCTGTACGCCAAGTACCACGGGCCACAGGAGTTCTACATCGCCTGCATTCGCACCGTGGACAAGCAAAAGCGTGCTGAACTGACACCCGAATACATCAAAGAGGCTAGGCGTGCTGGGATCAAGGTACTACCGCCTGACATCCGGTACTCGCAGGCTCAGGTAGACGTGCATGATGGCAATATCTACTTCGGGTTCGGGGATGTCAAGGGCGTTGGCACGAGCGGAGAGTACTTGGTCACGTTGCGCGACGAGGAGAAATTCGAGATCGAAACTCCTGAGGCATTCGAGGAGATGTTGCAGTGCTACAACGACATCGCGCTGGCGGGCAAGAAACAGGCGTTGGCAGAGGGCACTCCGTATCCGGCGGACTGGAAGTCACCGAAACAGATGCTCAATGAGAAAAAGCTCTCGCTGATCCACGCAGCCGGAGCCTGGGATGACCTGGAAGAAACCGCTGTGGATCTCAAGACCAAGCAGAAATGCGAGCTTGAGCTACTGAGCGTGATCCTCACCGACAACACCGAGGAAATCCTGGCCGAGCATGAGGAGACTCTTGAGCAGTGCGACTCATGGGATGCTGCGGTGCTCTCGTGGGAAGATAAAGAAGCCGACCCAGAGCACGCCATTGAGTGGGAGTACGAAGACGACGGTGAGGAGGTCCCGATGTCTAAGAGGTACAGGGACTACCGCCTACCTGGTATCATTACGAACGTCAAGCCAACAAAGGTCAAAGCCACTGGAAAGGCGATGGGCATTATCACGATAGAGTGCGGCAGGCACGAGTTGTCATTCGCCTGCTTCTCTAACAAGTGGCCATCCAACAAGTTTCTCTTCAAGCCACACAACGTCGGCATCTTCACGGTACGGCAGTCCCCTCCATCCGAGAGACGCGGCGAGGGTTATCACTTTGAGACAGGCAAGATTCTTACCTGACGAGATCGTAGATATAACGGGGGATGAGAAAACGACAATCAGACATATGCCAAGCGCCTAACTGCGATCTCCCGACACTAGCTAAGGGATACTGTAAAGGTCACTATTATCAGTGGAAACTCTACAAAGAGATAACGCCGCTACGACGCAAGGGTGAACGTCGCATTCCCGGTACTATTACCAAAGAGGGCTACCGGGCGATCACGATCAACGGAAAGAAAGTAGGCGAACATCGAGTTATCATGGCTCAACATATCGGTCGCCCTCTACTACGGTCTGAGGAGGTACATCACAAAAATGGCGTCAAAACAGATAATCGAATTGATAACCTTGAGCTATGGAACACATCGCACCCTGCTGGACAGCGTATTAGCGACAAGGTAGCTTGGGCTGAAGAGATGCTATACTTGTATGCTCCAGAGAGATTGGATTGTAATGAGTGACAAACCTAACGGACTACTAGCAACAGAGGCGAGACTGCCACTAAAGATCAATGGATTGAAGGCTGTGGATTTCATCCGTCGTGCCTATGATCTTGGTGACGATTGTAATGGGGTGGGTCGTTACGATCACAGCGATCCAGTGCAGACTGAACTAAGGCATATCAAGGGTTGGATTGAAATGGCCCAAACGGACGCTTTGGATGCGCGAAAATGAGCGATTGTCAACAACAAAACGCGCGAGGTGAATGGGTTCCAGCGATTCCGTTGCCGTTCATGTTCTGGTGTGGAGTGCCATACGCTCAATGCCACTGTGGTAAGCGGTTTGTCGGTCGCATTCGTGGACGGGCACTTCGACGCTACGAAGAACATTATGCGCTCCGGCATATCTTGAAGCCCGAAAAAAGAGACTGAAATGAGCAAACAAGCACAACGCAAAAAGCTCGACGCAATGAAGGCGAGCGCCATCAGGAACTACGGCCCACGCTCCGCCGCCTTCGGGAGCGAGCACTACGTTTTCAACGCCGTGTCCACCGGCTCCCTCATGCTGGACTACAAGCTCGGTACCGGCGGTGTTATCTACGGTGGTCTGGTTGAGGTCTTTGGAGCCAACGGGCTAGGCAAGAGCAGTGCTCTCCTCTACGGGACGCTTGCCAACGTGCAGAAGGAAGAAAAGCTCGCGGCGTTGATTGCGACGGAGCCTATCTTCGACAAGAAGTGGGCAGCCAAGCTTGGGCTTGACCCCGACTTCCTCCTCATCCTGCGTCCGGAAAATGCGCAGGAGGCATTCGACATGATGCGCGATCTGACGTTCAACACCGACATCGACTTCATCGGTATGGACTCGCTCGGCGCGATGGGCAACGAGTCAAGTCAGAAAGAGGGCGGCAGGCCCAAGGCGTACGGTATCTCTGGCGAGGTCACGTCTGGGCTCAACGACATCATGCCCCGCGTGTACAAGGCCAACAAGGGGATCATGGTTATCAACCAGCAACGTCAAGCTGGGTCCGCAAACGGCAACACCTTCTACGAGTCACCTGGTGGAGAGGCCCTGAAGCACCACGCATGGGTGCGTATCCAGGTCAAGCCTGGTGGCAAGAAATACCAGGTCAAGATAGACGGTGAGGACGTACTGGCTGGGCGCGAACTGAAGTGTACCTTCAAGAAGCCGAGCAAGGTGTCACATCTTCTTGGCAAGTCCGCCGAGTTTGACTTCTACACGGTCGAACATCCCGACTTCGAAAACCTGATTGGTATCGACCAGGTAGGTGACTATGTGAAAGTGGCCAAGGTCACAGGCGTCTTCAAATCACAGGGGTCATGGCTCGAACACCCGGTGTTCCCCAAAGGCAAAATCCAGGGCGTCGCTAAGGCGCGCAAATTCTTTGCCAAGGAGCCCGAGGCGATGGAGTCTGTGCGCGATGACGTGATGAAAGTAATGGTCCGTCAGGAGCTTGAAGCTCAGGAGAAGTCTGGTCCCCCGTCCGACGAGAGCGGGGGCGACGATGGCACGTCGGGGGACGAGTAAGCGCCTCTCGGTGGACCATGAGGAGGCTATTGCCCGTGCCTACGGCGGAGCCCGCTCGCCTTCGTCGGGAGGGGCAGCACACGACTACGGCGACGTTAGATGTCCGACGGCCTTGATAGAGTGCAAGGCCACGATGGCTGAGAGCAGACCCAAAGTCCTCAAAGAGTTCGAGAAGATCGCCGTCGAGGCATACGCAGAGGGACGTGAGCCTGCGCTTGCGCTGCGCTATTACGCCCCGGAGAGCATCCTGGCCGACGTGGATGGCTTCGTTGACCTGATCGTGCGTCGCGTAGCTGACGACGCGCATGCCCAACTCGCCCAAGCCAAAGGGATTCTCGATGCTCAAGCTTGATAAAGGTCAGGTCACCAAAAACCTGGGCAAGAAGTACAAGTATGTGCCCTTCTTGGAGAAGGCGATTGCCACTTTTGAAGATGATTGGCAGTTCGTCTACACCGAAAAGGAACATGACCTGTACTGGCACCCGTCCGGTCACTGCATGCCGCCCGCGACGGAGCTATATGAGATAGCTACCGGGCCACACGACGAACGTGAGGCGATTTCCGGGTCCTTGCGCAAGACATTCCAGGTCGGTCACTTCTGGCATCAGTGGCTCCAGTACATTACGCTGCACAAGCTGGAGTTCTGCACCCCGGAGGCCATCGAGCGTCGCGTCCTGCGTAGCTGGGGAGGCAAGGAAGTCGCCAAGGTAGAAATCACCGAGGCAGGTCTGTCGGCAGGTGACTGGAAGCCTGCTCCCTTCCACGCTGTGGCAGGCTCGGGTGATGTGGCTCCGCTGGAAGCTCCCGGCTGGACTGGCATTGTGGACTACAAGACCATGAACGCCAACAGCTTTGCGCAACAGAGAATTCCCGAGCGCTTCAACGCTAAGTATGAGTGTCAGATCAACATCTACATGGACCTCTTTGACCAGGCGCAGGCGATCATCTTGCCGATCAACAAGGACACAGGTGAATTCAAGGAGTTCCTTTACGAGCGCAACCAGCCGTTGATCGATACCATCTACGAGAAGTGGGAATTTGTCAGCGCATGTCTCGATGCCGGTGATGTACCTACCCAGGCAGACGACGATATGTTTGAGCTAGATCACCTACTGGCGGGACCTATATCGACGTGACCAATGTGCTGGCAATAGACCCCGGTGCCACGCGGGCCGGATGGGCTGTTCTCGGCATCCCCGGCACAGATGGTCAAGCCACGTACGTGGCCTCCGGCGTGGTACATCACCCTCGCCTACCCAAGCAGGCGTTCCAGGACTACCGAATGGAACTGACAGAGCACTGGATCGAAGAGGCATTCGATCTGATGGAGGAGTACAAACCTAGTGTGTTGATCTCTGAGACAGTACCCTCTCGTGGCCCGGAGATCATGGATCAGTTGTACTTGGTGAACGTGCAGATCACCGTGCTGCACACAATTGCCCTGTCCTATGGAGTGAAAGTGGAGCAGGTGTCGGCGCGCACAGTGCAATCCAAAATGGCGCTGCGCAAGAAAGATGTGAAAGTGACGAAACCTCAGGTGCGCAACGGTGTACTCTCTTACTTCCCCGAGTTGGAGCCGCGCCTAAAGACTAAGGGTAAGCAGGTATTTGAGGAGTCAGATGCCCTTGCAATTGGTCTGTGGTTTTGCGGCTGTTACACTGTCTGTTATACTGAAGGGAAAGTGTAATTTGTGTGAACTATGGAAAACGATTTTGGACATTGGTTGGCGGGCTTCATTGACGGTGAGGGCTGCTTCCAGATAGTCTCCAACGGAGGCTACTACACACCTAGATTTTCGGTCAAGGTGCGTGCTGATGAGAAATCGATCATAGAGCGTATCCGTCGCAAGACAGGTATAGGTACGATCACCACTTACCCTTACAACGGTCTAAAGGGTAATCCTCAAGTCAACTGGAATGTCAACAGCCGACAGGATTGTCGCGCTCTATCTGATCTTCTGGACAAATACCCGTTGCGGGCAAAGAAGGCGGCGGACTTTGCTATCTGGCGACAGGCTGCACGTCTCACGGGAAGAGGTCATCAAGCACAACTCGCAGCATTGCGGGATGACCTAAAAGCCACGCGGGAGTATAAGTGAATGGCAGTAACAACGAAAAAGACGAACAAGCCAACGGCACCGATTCCACTGCATCGGGTGCTTCGTGAGGTACTGAGACACTATACCGAGTACCGGGAACTAGTGAACCAGGACGGGCGTCTGCACGTCATCGACTATGGCTACTGGATCTACAACGAGGACGGTAGCAGGAAGCACAAAGAGGAAGTCTCGATCTCCTTTTGGGATCTCTATGACGGGCTGAAAGAGTTGGCTCCGCGCAAGCGAGAGGCCATCTTCTACAACGTGATTTTGGACGAAAAGCAAAAGGATGTTGCAAAACACATGGGAATTACTACGGTATCTGTTGGTCAATATGTAGAGGCAGGATGTATCCAACTAGCAAAGAGATATTTCGCAGATGAATACAAAGATCAAAAAGACTGAGTGTAATGTATCCGCTTGTACACGAATTGCACGTAAGAAGGGTCTATGCGAGACTCATTACGAGCGGCTTCGTCGCTACGGAGATGTGCGCGCAGATGAGCCAATTCAAGTCCCGCGCCGTCACCTCATGTGTAGCGTTCTTTCATGTGATCGTCCGCACGTGGCTAAGGGATTGTGCCGGACTCACTATGCGCGCCTTCAGAAACACGGGGATGTCATGGCCGATATCCCCATACGAGCACAAGCACCAAACGGGTCGGGATCGATTGATGTACACGGTTATCATGTCATCAGCGTCAATAATAGGCGTACATCTACGCATCGTTTGGCTATGGAGAAGAAACTTGGACGCAGACTGTTCTCAGATGAGACGGTTCATTACAAAAACGGAGTCAAAACGGATAATTGCATTGAGAATCTTGAGCTTTGGTCATCGTCCCATCCTGCTGGGCAGCGCGTCGAGGATAAGCTAGCTTGGGCTCACGAACTGATTGATAGATATGAGTGATATGAAAAGCGACGATTACGAGGAGGACGAGGATCTTCTCCTAGAGGATGAGGCCGAGGCAGAGTTCAATCCGGATGGGAAGTACAACTCCGAAGAGCTAATTGCTTTCGCTGACAAGCTCCTGCGCGAGGATTCAAACCGGGAGCTTTGCCGCAGGTGCAAAGAGAAAGACAAACGTGGGGACTTCTTGCCTTACGGTGAAGAGACGGGGATGATCGAGTCTGTCCCTCAGTTTACTGGAGACGGAGAGCCGCTACTTGACGACGAGGGCAATCAATTGTATCTCGACTTCCCCGAACTCAAGTGCGAGAAAGGGCATCGATGGTTCCAGGGTGAGGGGCAGCGCCGCGACATCCGGGGTCCGAATCCGATCCTGTTCGAGAGCCACCTATACAACCGTAAACGTCGAGAGATCTACGTTGAGGCTGGCACCCCGGACCCAGCCTTCACCATGGATCGCAAGGGACGCCCGACTCAGGGCATGTACAACAGGTCACATCCCGAGGGGCGCAAGATCAACACCAAAGACCAGAGATCCAAGAACGGCGCGAGCTACTATAGAGTCCTTGATTTTCTACCGCTGATCTGGGTTATAATACACACATGGCATCATCTAATATAAAGCAGGAACATGCGGAAGCGCAACGACGATATATGAATGATCCAGCGCACCCAGAGCGCAGGCATAAGAAGCGTAAGCTAGATCGCAAATATGCAAAAGAAAACTCTGAGCATGCGCGGGCTAAGGCTAAGATGCATTACTATGCCAACAAAGAGGCAAAGCAAAAATACATTCTAGAATACCAAATGCGCAAAAAGATCAAGGGCGTTGAATATTTGGGCGGTAAGTGTATACGCTGCGGCTTTGATCATCCATCGGCTCTCCAGTTCCATCATCGCGATCCGGAACAAAAGTTTTTCAATGTTACGTCTAAGGAGCTTTCGATGCCACGTAAGTATCCATGGGATACAACTATCATCCCCGAGCTTGATAAGTGCGATTTGCTATGCGCGAACTGCCATTTTCTTGAGCATACGATTTTGTCTCCGGAGCGAGTGCTAGAATTGAAAGCGGAAACTCCAGAAGAACGCGATAGTCATTACAAATATCAGGAGGTTGAAGGGTGACCAAGCAAGAATTTATCGAAGCGGGTGGGGTTACTTGGAAACAAATAATTCTTCATCCGATTCGATCCTATAAAAAGTTGCTAAATTGAACGAAAGGACACAGCAGATGGCTACGTATGACATATTGAAGGGATCAACGGTCGTCGGCTGGGCCGATTTGATCAGAGACGAGGGCGGCGAGCATCCGAGCACACTGCGCATCGGCCAGTTGGTCGGCGACCGTGCCTGCAAAAAAGCAAACGTGGACTACGATGGCATTGTGAATGACTGCCATGTCGATTGGGTGCGCCTGGATCACGATCGTGTCCTGGATGAACAGCCGTGGGGTGTTGAGCCCCGATGAGCGCAGGTGCTTTTGGCTACATAGACCTAACGGCACCGACTCCACAAGAAAAGCTCGAAGAGCATGTGCTGCATTATCCGAATGACCTCATTGCGGTCAATCTCCTAAACGCTATCCAGCGCATCGAATCGCTGGAGCGTGAGGTAAGCAGCCACGCCAGCGTAGTGAACATGCACCGACCACTTGGTTAGCCATGGATGAGATCGAAGCACAAGAACTCGGGGTATCAGATGCGGAGCGCATGAAGCGCAAACGCATCATGGACAAACGCTCCGGGACCGACCTCAAAAAACGATGGGAGGAAGGGGATCGGGCCGAGATCGCCGAGCGCGAGCGTCAGGCTGCTCCTCCTGTCATCTTCGAGCCTCGCTGCCATGTATGCCAAAGTCCTTACCGGGAGTTCATTGAGGAACACCTAGTAAAAGGTCATTCCTACGAACGCATCGCCAAGCAGATCCCTGCCGACGAGAACGGGAAGAAAATCGACCGGCGCTCGATCTCCGGTCACTTCAAGGAACACATGGATCTCCAGCGCATGGCGATCCGCGAGGAGCTTGAGGAGGAGGCGCGCAACCTTCAGCAGAACGTAGAGGAGGGATCTCTCGGAGCCAAAACCGACCGAGGGATCTTGAAGGTACTAGTCGCCAAAGGGTTCGATGATGTCCTCAAAGGCGTCTCGACAGTCGAACCCAAGGATCTCATTCAGATCATCAAGCTTCTGAATGAACTAAACAGCGACGCCTCCAACACCCGCGCTGAGGAGAACGAGATTGCCCTACGTACCTTCGTGCGCGCGATCGAAAACGTCTGCTCAGTCGAGATGATCAAGCAGATCGTGGCCGAGGCAGAACGTATCCGCAACATGGACGATGTTGAGTTCGCCATGGAAGGCATCATCATCCGAGACGACCGCCAAGCGCTCGCAGGGGCTCCCCTTGAGCTAGCCCCAGCGGCGGTCAAGGAGGTAGTCGATGCAGCATGAATTCGATAAGTGCGAGCACTGCGGCACTTGGCATATCATCAAGCTGGTAGACTGGGGAGGAGTCCAAATCAAGACGTGTCCCTGGATACCCAAGGATATGCCGGTTCCTGTCCGTGACCCAGACCAAGACAACCCGCTATCAGCTACTCTCCGAGCAACTGCTTGACGAGATCGAGGGCACCCCTCGATCTTCCCAGGAGGAGTGGCTGTTCTTGTCCGAGAGTGATGAGTTCAAGGGTCGCTGGGAGGTCGGTGCCCTCTGGCCCGACTGGTTCTTTGACTTCGAGGAGATCGTAGGTCACTACCGCACCGTCTCCCCGGCCAAACTGGAGAAGTTCTTGTCGTTCGCTGCGGAGGGTGGCTACAAGGTGGTCTTCACAGATCCGCCGGAAGATGTGCTGGAGGCGTATGCGCGCCTACGGGACCCTCCACCGTTCTCTCTCAACTCCACTCTCGACAACACCATCCACGGGATGTTTCCGTGGCAGATCGAAGGCTTCAACAAGCTCGTGCGCGATGAATCGATCAACGCGGGGCTTGTCGTCTGGGACACCGGGACGGGTAAGACGGGATTCATCGCCGCCGCGCTGAAGTGGCACCAGGAACATGGCCACCCGTACGACCTAGCCTTCGTGGTCGTCAAGAAGAACAACAAGATCGATACGCAGCGAAAGATCAAGGCCCTCTCGGACTCTGACTCGTTCGTCATCGAAGGTACACCGAAGAAACGTGACCGAGTATACGAGGAAGTGTCAGAGGCGCTAGACGACAAACGCAAACCGATCATCATCACCAACTACGAGGGCTTTCGTCAGGACGATGAGATGTTCAAGTGGATGATGGAAGACCGCGACTGCCTGGCGTTCTGGGATGAGATGCCTACGCGGCTCAGCAACCGCACCACGCAGGTCTACGAGACGGTGCAGAAGTGCCTCTGGCGGACGTTCCAGCCACGCAAGGGCCTCCCTACCCCTCGCCCCAAGTGGTTGCGGCAGTGGGAGCTATCCGCTACCCCTATCGAGAACTCACCTGAAGGTCTGTTCAACTGCGTGCGCCTCCTCGATCCCCTCCTGCTCGGATCAGTAACTCAGTTCGATGCCGATTATGTCATCAACCGTAATCCCGTCTCGCATAAGCCTGAACGGTGGGGTAGACTCGACAGGCTAGAGGGGAAGATCGAGTTCATGACTCACCGCGCGAGCCTAGCTGACCCTGAGATCGCCAAGCTCTTCCCAGAAATCGTAGAAGACCCTCTCCTCATCGACTGGGACCCACGCGACCGCGCCGTCTACGACATGCTTGCCAGCAATGCAGTGAAGATCCTCGAAGAGGAATCGGAGTCCGAAGAATTCAACGTACTGGCACTCATTCAGGTGATGCAGATGATTTGCGATGCACCGTCGATGATCGCCCAATCTGCGGAAAACCACAAGGAGTTCCAGAAAGTCCTATCGGAAGTGGAAGACGAAGATGAGATGCCCCGGATGGTCAAGGGCTCCGAGATCGCCGTGCGCCTCGTGGAAACTCTCAAACGTCTCCCGACCGACGACCGGCACACCAAGTTCGAAACACTCAGGGAAATCCTCACGGAGAAACACCCGGACGACAAAGCCCTGATCTATATGACGTGGGCTTCATACGGTTTTGAGCCAGTGTGCCGTAAGCTTGATGAGTGGGGAGTCACCTATGTCTCATACACAGGCACAGACAAACAGCGACAGGCAGCCAAGGATCAGTTTCGTGCCGACTCTGACATACAAGTATTTCTATCGTCCGACAAGGGGTCCGACTCGATCGATCTTCCTGAGGCTGCTGTGGGTATCAATTACAATCTCCCCTGGACATGGACCCGTAAGCGCCAGCGTCAAGGACGCAACAATCGAGTTGATTCTGAGCTAGATACCACCTGGTGGTACGATCTGATCATGGCAAACAGCGTCGAGGAGCGAAAGCAAGAGATTATCTATCAAAAGCGGGGGTTTCATGAAATGCTCTTCGATGGGAAAGCCGCTGAGAATTCTATCAGTAGCAAGATGACACGAGACGATTTGATCCAGATCCTCAAGGGGCCTTGACTTTCGTTATAGCTTTTGATAGAATTATTACAGTAATATAGACGGGTGCGGCATAGGATAGGATAGGATAGGATAGGATACGGTTAGGCCACCGCTTCTCTAGAGTATAAAATACTTAGATTTCAGAAATGTGATCCCCGCGCCAGTAACCTTCCACTTGAGTTTAGGCGGACATAGAAAGCTGTAGCTATATATGCCAGAGTTAGTTCCTGACGAATTATGGAATTCACCGATTTCCTCACCCCCGACAAAGACGGCCATAGAATCCAAGACTCCTATGGTCGCCCAAAGCGCAACAAAGGTCATACGTGTTGCACTGGGTTCGTATTCGGTGCCTACAACTTCACCACCGACAACATAGGTATTTTCCGTGTCTATCAACGCTTTCCCCGCTATTATCTTCGTGTCTGTGATCGATTCTTTATGAAGATCAGCGTTTGTAATAGATTCAATTGGCAACGAAAGCGTTTCTGTTACATTTAGATGGGCGACTTCGGAACCAATAAGCAAAACCCATTCAGTACCCGTGTCCCAGTAGAGTCCTTTCTCAAACCCTTCTTCGATGTAACAAAAACGACCACGCAATTTTGCTTCTGGTCGCTCTGTAAAAATTTTTACCTGAAACGTTTCTGCATCGTTTTCCAAGGCAACCGCCATGGCATGTAGATCAGCAGACAGGGTATCGGGGTCAGTGATCTTGGGCCAAAGAAGTGCCTCTTTGAAAAATGTATTGAGTGATGTGCGTCGTGTTGTTCCTGTTGCCATAGTAATTATCTCCTAGATAGATAAGTTTTTCAAAGAATCAATTAGTGTGGCGATTTTCCGGGCAATTCAAGAGTGGCTTCAAGGAGTCGTCGGTAACGCCAAGTCGGTCTCGCGTCACTTGAGACTGCCGTATCGGCCACGCGGGCGAAGCGCTGCGTGTTGCGTTTGTTGGCATCTGTGGTCAATGATGTATCGGTGGTATGACGATAAAGTTCGCGTGTACGCACAGGGGCGTCACTCGACAGGACTGTCTCGGTAGCGGAGCGGAAGAAGTGTGTTGTGACAGTCGCTCGATCACTTGAGACGGCTTTCTCTGTCTCTTCGCGGACAGGTTTGCCTCCACGAGCGATCCACACCCTTGATGGTTTGCCCTCGACGCTCAATGCAAAGTCGCCGGAACCTTCGACTTCCTGTCGTTTCGGAGGCGTTTCGGTATTCTGTCCACGGATGCGCGTGTAGGCGTAGCCAAAGTCTACGACCAGGAGGCTGAGCGCCTTGGAGGTAGAGAACTCTCGCCCCAAGGAGTCGAGTACTGTCAGGCTGATCGACGTGGTGGGGTCTGGAACCTCGTAGGTGTGCGTGACGATAGGGCCGTGTCCTGTGTGACCGTCACCGAAGTCCCAGAAGTACTCCAGGATCGAAACTCCTGGTGGAGGAATGACGTGCGACTGAGTTTTACCTTCTACGACATGGGCGGTACCGAAGAATTCGACCGCCAGGAAGACCGGGGTGGTGCCCCATGCGTATCGAGCATCGCTGCCTTTGTCACTTGGCAGTGGCGGGTAGGGGTAAATGTCACCGTCGTAGATGGCGGTGCCCGGAGGTCCGGTTTGTTCGAAGAAAAAGTCACAGATGACTGAGAGCGGCGGGGAAGGCGGTTCTTGCAAGATGGACATTAGAAGATCTCCACGGAGTGGGTAGCTTGATTACGTAGACCGTTGCGATCGGTCGTTACGAGTGTTACATAATAAGTTCCTTTGAGTGAATAATTGTGTTCTGTAATGAGTTGGTTTCCAGTTGAGGAGCTACCATCGCCGAAGTTCCACTCACGCAAGACAATGGCCCCTGTACCTTCAATCGATTCGTCTTTGAATTCAAATAGATGCGATGAAAGCGCTTCTATTGAAAAGGCTGCCGTTGGTGCCGTCTTATCTGTCAATCGTTCCTCTGGCCATACGAGACGACCCAACTTTGCGTAACGAGGAATGATCTTTGGAGTCTTGATAGAAGCATTTTGGCGCTTAGCGCGCGCTCTTAGCTGCAAATTCTTCCCCCTGGGGGAAATCAGGACACCCTTACGGTTGACATTTACAATATCACGAAAATCAGTCCACGGAGCATAATTGCTATTCCATGCATCGCTTACAACCGAACGGGCGCTCCATTGTACCGTGCGCTCAAAAATAGATACTTGATCAATCCACCAACTAGATGGTATATTGGTGGGTTGCAAAATTTGAAGTCTCCAAAATCCACTTTGTATAATCTCATCTTGTGGAATACGCAAAATGATTTCCTGCCACTGATTGGTTTCTAGTGCAGGCATTCCAAGAGGCAATATAGTACCCTGATCGCTTTCTAGCTGGGCTACGATATTGCTCTCCATAATTTCTTCTGTGATTTCGATCAGGGCTTCAATATCTTCGTAATTTTCATACAAAGATTCAAGAGCGCTATATGTTGGTTTCCCAAGTTTTTCTAGTTCTTCGTAACTTCTTGGACGAATTACAAGTTTGTTACCGATGTTTCTAGATTCGCCTGCAAACCAAATGCTAAATTGAATTTGCAGTTGTGACAAATCTGTCAAACTCATAAGGTCGGTCTGAATGCCTACATTTTCTATTCCATTCGTATCGACCCGGAAGCTTTCGCCGCTGAGAGTACGCGACTTGTCGCGCGTCAGCACAACGCCTTTGGAAGTGCTAGGAGTGATATCGAAGCCCTGATTCCAGAGTTCTTCGTTGCCGGTGAAGTTGGCGAACAACTGAGCGCCATCTACGGGCGTGAGGCTCACGAGAGGAGCGGACTTGTATTCGGCGAACACGACACTGCGCGGACGGATCGAGTGTACGTAGGCATCGTTGTCTGCGAGCAGAGCTTTCCACCCGACGCGGCCTTGGCGACGGCGGAAGACTCCATCGTCTTCGATGAGGGTAGAGTCGAAGAGCGGTTCTTGCACCACCGACTTGTCTTTGTTCAACGCGAAGATGCGCACACGCGCGCCTGAGTCTTCGAGTGAGCACACCATGAGATATTCAGCACCCGTCTCCATCATCGGTACTTTGGGGAACACGTAGCCCGGCAGTACCGAGTTGGTCATGATGAGCTTCGTTTTCCCTTCGCCCCATTTGAGCGTGAAGGTGATCCAGCTTTGCTCCACGGGGTTGGCTACCGGCAGGCGCTCCAGATCTTTCATCTGCTCAAGGTGGTCGAAGCGTGACATCGGCTGTCCGTCGAATTCACGCAGCGTGCGAGGGACGAACTCTTCGGTTCCGAGATCCGGCTGTGGATGTCCGTCTAGCTGTGACTGCGTGACGCCGATGAGATCAAGCTGTGTCTGGAAGATCAAAGGCTCCTCGCGCATATAGAGGGTGACTTCATTCTGGAGGGTCTGTGAGCCTGGACTGACCACTACGCCGAACTCTGTATCGACAGGGCGTGGGTCGTTGTAGCCAGGTAGTAGATCAGCCTTCCACATGATGCCTTGGTCAAGCACTGGGCCGTCTGTGATGTCGCCGTTGAGAGGCGTAGGCTTGCGCAAGAGGCCGTTCCAGTTGTCGAAGTCCACGGTGGATACGACCCAACCAGGATGGCCTTCTATCGGGGCGAGAATGAGCTTCATGCCCATGACATAGACGGTGCCCGTTTTGCCTGATTCACAGACGATCTTGAGCCGCACTCCCGTGATAGCTCCAAGGTCGATTTCATTCTGTTCCAGCACCGATCGTGAGACGATAAATTGGCTATCGCCTTCGGCGATTGCTTTCGTGCTTTCCGCCAGTGCCACAGTGGCGGTTAGTTTGGTGTTCGAGCAATGTCCCTGTGGGTCAGATGTGATTTCGATCCTGCTCTGTGCAATGTTGATGTCTTCCAAGGGGAATTTCGGAAGCGCGAAGGTGAAGTAGTCGTCGTCTGAGAATCCTGTTAGTAGATCAACTGGATGATTCGGAGTCACTGATTCCGATTCGGTAACACCTGATGCTTCGATGGCGATAGCCGGGTAGTGGCCGGTGATAGCTAGATCACCAAAGGTGCCTACGGTCCATCCCTCACCTGAGAATGACATGAATGTGCGCAGGTCAACGTGTCGCTGAAACGCCAACTGTTCTTTGGTTTCAGTTTCGTAGGAGTCGTAGTACATCCACGCACGCTCCGTAAACTCCTCTGTGAGAGGAACGTTTGATCGTTCGCGTTCAAGCATTAGTAGGTGAACCAGACACTTTCTTCTCCGTAGACAATACCATTGTTTTCGACTGGGAAGGTTTCAACATTGAAGTCATTGAGTTCGGTATTCGTATCGTCCGTCCCGGCCTCAACGTACAGCCCCGTGTCCGCTGCGACCGAGAACTGGCTGCGCAGGAATGCTAGTTCTTTGAGTCCTGCGAAGTACGCACGATCGTTTTCAAAGAGGGCGTTGAGTTCCTTGTATTCGTGACGGCAGGTGACCCAGAAGAACATGACGGGGGTGGATTCATCGAGCACAACCGCCTGTCGATCCAGACCTGACACGGCGATCGACGGGTTGCCCCGGAATTCGGGTTCTCCCTCAACCGGGTAGCTTGGCGCGTTGTTGGCGTTAGTGGCTGCACGCACTCCCAGGAGCGTGAGCGGATCTGCCCGAGCCGCCGGAGGCTTGAGGTACGTATTGAGGGTAGTTTCGATGCGGCGCAGGGTTTCAGGATCGACACGGTTGGACGCAGGCGGAGCGATAGAAGGTGTAGGAGTAGGGTGTTCCGGCGAGGACGGTCCTTGGATCAGATCTTCGATCAGCGGCTTGTATCCCAGTTCGAGTGCATCGTATACAACGCCCACTCGCTTAGATGTGAAAGCGGGGAGAGATATTTCGGCCAAGAAAGGGGTAGCTACCCAGTCCGGGAATAGTTTGTACGTGGTTGGCTTCTGGTAGTCGCCAGGTTCGTACGGTTTTGCCTGAAGGTGGCTAAACTCGATCTTGATGAACTTGGCTGTGATCGGTTCCGGTAGCACGTAGGTCGTCTTGACAGACGTGACGTAGGACTGCGGGACGTGTACCCAAAGCTTCTGCTCCCACTCTTCTTCGGTCATTTCACCGCCTTCTTCAGATCCAGTCAGGTCGTTGGTGTAGTAGACGTTGAAGGCGACGCCCGGTGTCATGGGATCTACGATGATGCTGTCGATCACAACTGGTTCGTCTGTGAGTTTGGGTTCGGTCAATTCGATTGATCCAGATCGACCCCTCTGGTTTTCCCATTTGACGCTTGGGCTGTCGCCGTCGATGTATTCAGCAGCCACGGTACCTGCGTTGGTCATGGCGGCATCGATGTAGAAGGTGCGAGCGTGCGTCTCGTTGGCTACGGTGCGCACGGTGACGTTGGTGGTGCCGCTTTCGATCGGAGTGAGGGTGACAGAGAAGCGCTGCCATTCGGTGCCAATAGTGACCACTTCTTCGGCTTTGCCTACGATCGCGTCACCAATTTCCAGCACCACCGGGAATTTACCTTCATTACTGCGCACCCAGACCGAGAAGGTGATTGGCTTGGCGAGCCCTACGTCCACCTGAGTGTATGCCCCTTCGGTTTCATGGTACCTGAAGGGTATGTGCGCTACGGTGTTGATTTCCAGGCTGTTGAGGCCACGCTCAGCTTCAATAGAGTTGATCACCTTGATGGTGGCAAGGGATTCTGTCGTGCCGAATGAGAGATCTGCGAGTAGCTTCTGTCGCGCTTTGAAGCTCGCTTCTCCTTCTTTACCCGCAACGATTTCTTTGGCCGGTTGGGCTGGGGTTTCGACAGGGCCTTCGAAGTTGGGTCGTGCCTGCCACCCAAATGGCTCTTTGCCTACTACGTCGTACTCAAAGCTCGGATCGAGGATCGTGTTGATGACGCCATAGATCGGCGTAGACGGGAAGGTGCGTAGATCTGAGTAGTGGCTGGTCACCGCGAACTTGGATGGCTGCGGAGCGGAGAGCCAGAATCCCGAGTTGGTGTTAGAGCCGACTGGAGCCTGCGCACTGGAGTGGATAGCGACCGAGCGGTAGGGATCGCCCAGGAAGTCCGTACCGGCGTCTGCGACCAACCCGAGCAGGCGGAAGGCGAACGACGCGGGTGGTGCGAGAAGGGCCTTCCCGTTGCTCTGGAGGGCTTCTACGAACCCCGGCAGCGGGTTAGGTTGCGCGTAGTAGATCTTTTCGATGCCGGAGATGATCTGGATGCCGATGCGTAGCTCCGATACGTTCGTGGTCATGCTTTCATCGATCGGGATTTCCTGCTCCAAGATCGCGTCCATCCAGACCCGTTCCCCTTCGGCCTGTGCGCCGGTCACGGTGCCTTTGGCAAGAACCTCCCAGGCGGAGTTGCCGAAGTTATGCTGTTCGATTGTGTAGTTGAACGAGGCGGTCGCGGCAGCCCCTTTCTCCACGGCGGCGAGGAGTTGGAAGCCTGAGATTCCGGGAAAGCGCGTCTGGCTTGGTTTGACTCCGCGCAGGTAGTCTTCTGGGAGACGAAACTCCTGGTAGTAGAAGCTACCGCCCGGAGCAATTGACCCCGTAACGACGTTCTGATCGATTACAACTCCACTGTATTCGGCACAAATGTTTGCCATCATCCATTACCATGCCGAAGTCCCTTATGGAGCTACGTTGCGACCGATGCGCAGATTGCGAACCTCAGCGCTGTAAGGGAACGTCAAGCCTTTTTCGGGACGGGTGAACTCGAACCTGATGAAGCGCGTGTAGATCATCGCGTTGAGAGATGTGCCGACGTGCATAGTGATGAGTGACCACTGGTTGACATTCTTGGCTTCGTAGGATGTGCTCTGTGTGGATGATGCTTCGCGTTCATTGGCGAGTGTCACCGGGATGAACTTGCGGTTTGGGGCATCATCGAGCAGGTCGTAGCTGACTGCGATCGAGAAAGGCTTCTGTGACGATTCGAATGAGATGAAGTTGACTGCCTGAACGGCTCCAAAGTCGATCTCCAGGAAGTCCGATCCCTCTAGTCGCTCCAGTGATGACCAGAAAGGTGCAGTTTCAGACGGGGCTCCAGGGATCTGGGCAAGGTTCTGGTAGATATCTGGGTAGATTGAGTTCACCAGCGGTTCGGGTCCTACCTTGGTGGTCAACGGTTCCGGCGGATTCACCGCAGCGTCGATGGCTTTGAATTCCTCGCGCGGGTTTTTGAACGTAGACAAGAAGGGGTACTGGGCCTGCTGTTCGGCGGAGAATGCGCCAATGTGTTCGTCTTTGTAATGTTCGAGTTCGTTGAGATGTTCCGCGCCATCTTCTGTGTACGCGACTGCCGCTGCGATGTTGTGGAAGTTGATGTAGTTGGCGTGCTGGCCGTTGATGGCTAGCGGAGCCTCATTCTCTACGCCCGGTTCGATCCAGGTAGTCGAGCTTACCGGAGGCCAAGGCAACCCGCGCTTACCTGTCACGTACCTCAGGACTTCAACGAATTCTGAGTCAGCGAAGGTAGCGTTTGGGATCTGTCGCTTGGTTAGCCCAGGAGCTTTGCCGGGGGTGAGGATAGTAGTGACAGGCTTGATGTTGTCGATGGCTACCTGAGCGAAGTACCAGTCTTCGGTTGGGATGACGGCTTCCTCTCCGTCTGCGCTCACGCCGACCTGATCAACTGTGACTTCGATCTCGATCAAGTGGCTTTCGTTGTCGGCTAGGGAATTCTGTGTGATGAGGAACTGCGGCATCGGCTTGTCCGCCAGTTCGTTGGTGAAACTGATCACCAGAGGGTTACCGGGAAAGGGACCCCCTGTGACCGACACATTGCGTGATCCGATCACCGGAAGGGCTTCAAGGGCAAGCGTCAGTTCTTCGAAGTCAATGTCGAAATCCAACGCCGGGGTCGTGGTGGTGTTCTGGATTTCTTCACCCTTGTGTCCAGGCCCGAGCGGCATCGTGAGCTTGAATGTGCCCGCGATTGCGTTGCCTTCCTCAATAGAGATCGTCTGCTGAGCGCTCTGAGGGTGTTCCTGCCTGGGAAGCAGGATGGCCTCCTCTGTCGATTTGGTCAGGCCGATTAGCTCAAGGCCCAACGGGTCATCGGAGAAGCCATCGTAGAGCGCGTGGTAGTTCTCCACGATTTCCACCGCTTTGTCGAGTGCGGACTTGGCTGCCAGGGTGAGCCCGAGCACCGTACCGCCCGCGCGCACTGCCTTGAGGTAGTTGATGGCGCGGTTCTTGTACGACGTGTCAGATTCTTGGATCTGCTCCCACTGTTGATTGCTGAGCAGTCCTTCGGTGTCGTCCGTGTATGTCTCAGAAGCCAAGCGCGCGAAGGCGAAGGGTTCTGCATAGAAGGCATCCAGTTCGGTGGTGCGTAGCCCGTTGGCTTCGATGGCCAGTCGAGCCTCAAGGAAGTTCTGCTTCAGAGTACCTACCCCGGCCGGACCCAGGAGCGTGTACATGAGTGCCACCAGGTTCGAGTCCAGCGACTTGTTGTACAGGGTTTCAGGGAAAGCTTCGAGATAGCTGACCGGATGTTTGGGTCCGCCCAACGGCTCGATGAAGACCTGCTGGTTGATGACGGTCGTGATGTCGGGAGTTTCGACCGTTGTTCCTAGAGGTTCAGCGGCCATTACGCCTTCTCCCACACGTTCTGTGCTCGTGACTTGATGATCAAGCCAGGCAAGGTATCTCCTTCCTGCGTTCCCGTCGGTAGAGCGGGCAACTCATCGTCGCGCAGGAAGAAATCAGAATCGAATGTGTATTCCCCGCCAGCGAATGGTTTGTCTTTCGGAACCGGCGGGTAGAAGACGGTCGGCAATGTCTGTTTGCCAGCGGCCTGGTATTCGATTCGGAATGACCTGATCGGTTCCGTGACGCCCGTGAATGACCGCTCATCTTCACTGACCACGACGGTCGCTGCACCCAAGACTTTGTTGATCCGTTCCTCAAGGATCGCGGCAGTCGTTCCTTCTTCGATCGGGATGATTTCTTCGGTTTTTTCAGCTTCGCCAGTGCCGTAGACGAGTTGGTATGATCCCCGTTCAGGGTGACCTACCACGTACAGAGCTTGGATCTCTTTTTCGCCCCCGATACCCCAGCGGACACGATCCAAGAAGACACCCTCTAGCGGTAGGCCGTTGATGTCTGTCTGCCAGACGCGAATGAGGTCTGGGTCATTCGGAACATCGTTGGACCAACGTACATTCTGGACACCGGCTACGTTGTGGATCTGCGCGAGCAGATCGGAGAGCCGGATGACGCTGCCGAAGAATTGGTCGGCGAAGAATTTTTCGATCGCTTCATGGATCGCGTTGTTGACTGTTGACGGCGTAGCTTGTGGTGCATAGACAACGGTGATATCGAGCTTGAAGTAACGGACATGAGCCTTGTGGGCTAGCACGTCTGTGGTTACCTGTCGGCTTGCCTCAAGCGCAGCCTGTAGGTCTTCGATGTTCTGGTCGTAGAAGTACGGTTCGACTTCGATCGTTTCCGGACTTTCACGTTCGCTGAACTTGACGCCTGTGTAGTCGGGCTCTGGTTTCGCTTTGGTCGGTACACCTTCTTCTGGTCCTCCAAGATCCGCCGGGATAGTAGCGCTCCACTCGATGCCGTCACGGGCTCGGATGGTGCCTCCATAGCCAGACACGTCATGCACGAGCCAGTAGTGAACTCCACGGTAGTATTTGCTGCTGCCGATCGTGATCTGAGCAGGGATACCAAGCACCGGCTGCGAGAAGAGAGACGTGAGGATGTTGCCTTCAAGCGGTCGCTTCGTGGGTTCACCGTCACGGCGGTAGTTCTCGTAGTAGTACATGCTCGTCGGGTCATCCACGAATGCCTGCGAGTTGCCTGCCAGCGGGGCTGTGAAGATCGTGGACGTTGACTGTTCGTTGGTGCCATCAATGTAAACGTCTACGGCGTTCGTGACGTTGTGCAGGATGCTGTTACGTGAAGCCGATGATGTGTAGGCGTATTCGAAGAGCACTACGTCATTCGGCGACAAAGCCTTGATGGCTTCTTCGGCTCCCAGGTACACGTTGATGAAGGTGACGTTCGGCTGGTTTTTGCCTGTGATGTTCGAGCGTGGGTCTAGTCCTACGCCATCGATCATGGCGCGCAACGTATCGCCCTGGAGAAGCGGCGGGTAGTTGAAGTTGAAGTCTACGCCTTCGCGGAAGAAGAATTTGCTGACCCCAGACGTGATGTCGGAGACGAAGACAGGTAGTCCTTTCCAGATTTCCTTTGCGAACGGGTTGGTTGATAGAGCCGTCGTCCACTTGTTGACGAGAGTTTCGTAGTACGGTTTCCATTCACCCACGAACACCCAGCCTTCTTCGACTGCGCTAGCTAGAGGTTTGGAGATGACGATTTCCGTCGGGGATTTGATAGAAGTCACGGTGCCGGATGACGCAAGGGTCGGGCTGTCTTCTGATTTGAAGACCTCGACAGGATCGCCTACTTTGATACCGATGGTGGACGGGATCGTGACGATATCGCTGGTGTTTGCACCAGACCCACGTACCATGACCGGATACGGGTAACCGAAGTAGGCTTCTCCTCCGCCGAACGGATAGGATGTCTGGTCGTCGCCGACCGGAACCTGAATGTACTCCTGGTATTTGGAGATCGGACCAATGACATTGGCCTTGGTGCTGAAGGCGGTAGCCACGCACAGCGCTAGGAACTGATCTTCGGTACCGGCGAGGTTACGGAAGACTGTGTTCTTGAAGCGTGTCTTCAGGCTGTTGTCGTCTTCCTGATCTGTGCCTCCAGTCGTAGCCGCCGGGTTCGTCACGGATGTGATGCCGAGCACGGGAGCAAACGACATGATCGTGACCGCTTCCGCTGGTACGTTGCCGATCGACCCAGGAGATTTAGCCTGGATCGGGACGAGCCCTGTTTCAGTTTCTCCAACATGCAACGTGACGGTCGAGGTCGTGACGAATTCGGGAAGGATGCCATCCGTTGCCGTCGAGATGTGCGACTTGAGGATGACCCCGGATGGTATTACGATGTTGGCGGTCGCAGGCGTGTTGCGCTGGAACTTCACGAAGCCGGTAGCGACAGTGGCCTGCTGGCGTTCGAAGCCAAAGAGCGACATGAAGTTGGTGAGGTTGGCTCCGAACTTACTATCGACGTTGAGGGCTTCTTCGAGGCCAACGAGGTCGATGGAGTTTTCAGCGATGGCTCCCGATACGGTGTCGAAGATCAAGCGCTCGGGGGTTCCAACTTCAGCGGAGATCGTCGGCTTGAGTAGCCGGATCTGCGCAACCATCTGTTCTGCAATTTGGGTTTGAGTTAGGACGGGCATTAGGTGCTCACTGGGATGCTGACTTCGATAGTGTCGTTGCCGATTTCAAGCGTTAGGGTGCAGAGTAGGTGATCTTCAGCGGCTACGAAGTTGACGTTGACCACGCGCAACAGAACCTCTCCAGGTGTAAGAGTCGGCTTGCCGAATTTGATTGCGTCGTCTTCGTTGCGTGCGATCTGCTGCGCCTGGTAGTTCTGGCAGAGGCGCAGTAGCTCGGAGCGCACAACGGCAGCGGCGTGTTCGAAGTTCCTAGTACCGATGACGGTGGTTTCTGGGTTGATCAGGTCTTCCTCTAGGATCGATCCGAATTCAGGATGAAGTTCCTCGAACCCAAGTGGCGTAAGGATGGCGCAAGTGAGATCCTGCTGTAGCTTGGCTGCATTCACCACGGTACCGAGTGAGGTCCCGCTTAGCCCTAGATCGCCATTTTTGAGTTCAAGTGAAAAGCTCATCCGTCTATTACCTATCAGAGATGATCTGTGATCAAGATTCGCCGCTTATGCTTTCCCACAAGGAGTTGATGCTAACGAAGGAAGGGTTGCTGCCTTTGATTGTGCAAGGTACGCCAGGAGGCAGCACGATGGTTAGCGTGGTTCGGTAGTTGAGGCCGACGGAACCTGATCGTTCGGTGATGGCGATCTCATTCCCAGCTACCGTCATGGTGCCGAAGTTTTCAGCGCTGCTGATGGTGAAGATGCACAGGATGAATCGAGCGTTTTCTGTCGGTTTGATTTCGTATGTGCCTAGCGTTTTTCCTTTAGATCCGGGGATTTCTCGATATCCCGTGACGGAAAGCTGAGATTCGTTCTTGATCTGTGTGAGTTTGCCTTCTTGGTTGAGCAGTAGGCGTCCGCTGGATGAACTGATTACTGCGTCGCCGGGTTCTGCCTGTACCTCGCTGCCTTCGGTGCCCTGCGGCTCGTAAATACCGTCCAGGTACCAGGACCCGTTTTCTTCCTTGACCATCCACTTTTCGCCAGGGATGGGCCAGCGGAACATAGGCGTGTATGCGTAGGCGTTGACGGTGATGACCTCGCCGTTGCGGGTTTCCGCTTCGATGAGTCGCTTGGAGGGGTCACAGGTGAGGATCTTGACTCCTCGTTTCAAGTTCATGTTGACGTGATCGCTTAGCATTTAGAAACCTGCTTCATGGAGATTCTGTCCTGTCGGTAGTCGGAGTTGGTGTTTGTTCGTCTTGGTTGGGAGTGCCGGGCGCTGTTTCGGAGCGGTGGCTTTCTTCTTGGTTTCGTCACGTAGCGGCTCGATCAACGCATCCACCATGTTCGGCGGGAGTGTCTGTCCACCGACCACCGGAGTCTGTGCGTTTGGCTGAAGCACCGACGGGGCGGTCAGTTGTGCCACGGTCTGATAGCCATTGGTGGTGTCCCAGGTGTGGGTGACAGATTCGATGAACATCTGAATGCCGTGCTCAGGGAACCCGACCTTGCCGCCTGGGAATAGCTCGGGCATGAATGTGAAGGTAAATGGTGTAATGAACTGGCGTGACCACCCAAGTAGGAACTGCTGGTATGCCAACAGGCACTCATAGATTGTACTAGTTACTAGTGGGTATTCCTCCTTGAGCACTCGCGGACCATAGCGCCGGAGGAATTCCACGGCCTCCTTGCTGTTCATGAGTGACGACACGCCCGGTCGCTTCTGGTCGATTGCTTCCTGTTCGGTGTTGTAGAGAATGCCTTCGGAGTCCATCGCTTCGAAGATCGTCATGACCCCGGCCTTCTGCTCGATCACCAACGGGTTGCTTGTCGGGCTGGCCGGGTAGATAGGGTTACCGAGAGAGAAGACGTGCGTGACTAGGTTGTCGTCGCTGAGATCGATGCCGCCTTCAAGTACCTCGATGTCGTAGATCAACCAGTAGGCGTCGTGGTGGCCGAATTCACCGAAGTAGTCCGGGTAGAAGGCGTAGAAGTCTCCATTCGGTAGGGACTGGAAACTGCGCAGTGAAGCTTGGCAAACCTGCTGTACGAAGTTCATGAGTTTCTGCGAGTTCATGAGCGCCTTCTGGCCTCCAAAGATCTGTGCCTCGGCTCGTTCGATAGCGCCCGGCAAGCTGATGTTCGAAGCGAATGCGGCAGCCGTAGCTTGGCTTAGAATCGACCCGGTAGGAGATCCCACGCCTTCCTTGCCTTCGGTTTCCCCTTCCGTACCTGCGAGTGACGGAGGCGGTTCTCCCGTGTATGGTTCTTCTAGCTGTTTAGCCGACAGGTGCATCGATTCGTACGAACCGCTAGCCGACGGCCATTCACTTTCGTTTTCGCCTCCCCATCCAGCGCCGCCGTTCGGGTTCTTGTTCCATCCGGTGCTGAAGTAGCGGCCGTTGATGGTCATCCACTCGTGCTGAGCGTTCCAATAGATCGTGATGCCTTTGCCCTTCGGGCCAGGACCCGGTTCACCGATGTGCCCGTAGACGTGGCCCATTTCCCCTGACGTGCCAAATGATGAGCCTGTAGGTACGAAGCCTCCAGCGGCCAGCACGGCGAGCACAGAGCCCGAGCAGTCGAAGCCATTGACGAGAGCCCCACCCGTCTCTGTTTCAGTACCCATGCTCGGCGTACCAACATGCGGGTGTCCTCCACCGAACGAGTACGGATAGTTCTTGTTGCTGATTTCAGATGCACGCGAGATCATGACTTCTTCTCGTGTCCTCTGACCGCTGCCGCCCTTGCCTTTGGTTTCCTTGGAGTTGCGCTGCGTTTCTTCAGGGTTTTCTTCGGTTTCTTTCTTCTTGCCCACTGGGTACTGAGAGATCAGGCGCTTAGCCTTGGCGATGTTGGTGGCCCAGTCTTCCTTGTAGGCTTCCTTGCCCGGCTGCTGCGTCGTGGTTGCCCATTCTTCCCAGTTGCCTTCGATCTTCAGGTTGGGGTTTTCGACCGCGCGCATGACTGCTGCCTTGCAGAAGGCTTCCGTGGCCTTCCCTGTGTCGCGCGCATCTTCGGGGTAGTTGACTTTGATGCCAGGGTATGGTTCGTCAGATGTGAACTGGAACCAGCCCGTAGCTTTGGCTGAGTTGAAGGATGTGATCTCGCTCTGGTTGAATCCGCACTCACTGAGCGATGTGCCGATGACGAATTCCGGTGGCACGTTGTTCTTGTTGGCGATTTCGGTCATCGTTTCAACGACTTCCTTGACGTTGGTCAGGTTGCCGGTGGCCTGGTTTTTACCTTCGCCTCCGCCTGGTCCTCCGCCTTTGCCGTGTGAGCTAACGCCGATCGCTGCGGCCCAGAACAGGTTGATCTCTTCCTGCGCTTTTTTGTCGTTCTGTTCGAAGTCGTTCCAGAGCTTGTTGATCAGCTTGGGAACTGACGCCGGGACGTTCTCGATCCAGATCTTCTCATCCTGCCAGTCGCCGATGAAGAAGAGAATCGCCCACAGTAGGTTTGCGAATGAGCCATCGTTGGTGGCGTACTGTCCACCTTTTTCGACACCGAAGGGAACGCCGTTCGGGCTGTTCTTGAATCCTTCCTGCCCAGCCTTAGCGACCCATTTGTCTGCCAGTTCGGTACCCTGTCCACCTTCGACACCGCCTTCAGTAGGACCAATGACCTCACCTTCAGAACCCTTGGTTGGGTTCCACCCGAAGTGTTCGAGCAGGCTAAGCGTGTACGGCTGTGCAAGCTGGTACCAGGTGTAGAGAAGCTTCTTGAGCGTGCAGGATGCTTCGAGCGTGATCGGACCAGGGCGCATCTGGTAGTAAGGGGTCTTGTCCAGGAAGCCCGTGAAGACCTGCACAGGGTGCCCAGGGGTACGCTCTAGGAAGATGGTGATGGGGTCCTGTGGATGGAACGCCACTTCGCCAGGGCGCGTGAAGATACGATCCGGGTTACGGAGTGTGAGCTTGGCCGTCGATACCTGGTTGATCAAGCGGCTGATTTCCCCTCCGACCACATAGTCGGAGATGTCCATGATTTCTTCGCGCGTGTTCTTGATATATGCGTAACACTTAGGGCTGTAGACCAAACGCTGGCTCACGAGCCATCACCCCCAATATAGCTAGCGAGAGCTTCAATGCGCTCTACATCGTCTTGTAGCAATCCGGCAGCCATATTGCACTCAGGACAAAGGATACCCCTGATATGGTTTGTGGCATGACAATGATCAAGAGAGGGCGTATCGGTGGGTTTTCGACATACGGCACATCGTTCTCCTTGGCTGATCCAAAGTGCTATAAATTGATCGTAGGTAATACCATATTCACGTCGATACCACATGTTTTTTGTATACCGTGGTAGACAGTTGGGGCAAACCCAACTCTGTCCCTTGCGACCCTGACCTTGCTCTATGAAAATCTGTTCAGGCAAAAGATCACGGCATTGAGAACAATTACGCATATCCCCAGCGCGACGCATACCGCGAGGTATGGCTTCGGGACCTCGCCGTTTTTCGTTTACGCAGTCTTTGCATCGTTTGAGGCGACCGTCAGGAGAATATCGGTTTACCCAAAATTCGTCCAAGGGTAGTTCTCGACCGCACGGACCAAGGCAAGTTTGGAGACGCTGTGCCATTAGAAGGGACCTCCTCCCGGTAGCTGCTGTACCAGTTCAGCCTTCGGTTCTTCGGGCGGCGTGGAAGGCTGCGTCGGCTGTGATTTCGGCTTAGAGTTGGCAGCGGTTTCCTGCTTCTTGTAGGTCGGCTGGTATGGAGTCGTCAGACCTTCAAGGATGCTCACCCAACTAGACTGTTCGTTTTCGAACACGCTGGCTGCCACGTCCTCGTAGATGCCAGCGAACGATTGCGCGATCACGAAGTTGAAGCTGAAGAGGGGGGCGTATTCACCCTTTTTGTACTTGCGTTCGATGCGAGGAACAAACCCCTGCGCGCAGGTGCGTTTGTGTGGACCCTTCATGATCGCTCGGTTGACTTTGATACCCCCGCCGTTGATTTCAAGTTGGGTGGTGTTGTTGGCTGCGTTACCCACAGCCTTCTTCTGCGCCTGGTGGATGAACTCCACGAGTACTCCGTAATCCCCCTGGTCGAGGCATTGTGCCTTCACCGTCAGCGACGGAAGTACGATGTTGTGGGCGTAGAAGTCTCGTGTATATCGACCTTGCGAAGTGTTTCCACTGATCCCGATATTGAGGGTTAGTTCGGAGACAAAGAAGAGCACCTTGGAGAGTCCGTCGGACAGCGCACCGTTGGCCTGTGCGAAGGCAGCGGTGCGTCGAGCTTCGCTGATGCGAGCAGCGCGGATATCGTACGCCTGTTCCGTCTCAGGGACGACCCCTGCCCAAGAGGTAGGCACGTAGATGGGCAATGTGCTGGTGTTGAATTCGCCCATTAGTGGTTGCTCTTTACCTTAGATCCAGGTAGCGTTGTCTTGACGGTTTCGCCCGCGCCTTCGTTGCCGAAGTTTGGCTTAGCTCCAACGGCCGTCTCAGCCTGGAAGAATGTGTCGTTCAAGTACGATGGCAGCAACGAGTTGTAGTAGTCCCCGATCTTGGTGACACCTTCCGCCGCCTGCTTTGCTGTCGATTCCACGAACTTGTCGCCAAGGAAGGTACCGGGGGCGATGAATGGATTCTGTGCTGGGTCGCCGGACTCGGGGGAGATGGTCCCTTTGAGTGAGAACTGTTCTTTGGTGATGAGTTCTTGGACGATCAAGTCTTGGAGCTTGCTGACATCGGGCGTCTTATCCACCATGTGAGCCTTGATCTGCCATTTGGGCGCAACCGTTTCCGTTGCGTATGTGAATCCCGGAGCCTCAAGCGGCTGGATTTCGAAACGCCATCCGCGATGTGCGTACTCCATGATCATCGGGACCTGGGAGTATTTGTCTGCGCTAGCAGCGGTGCTCCCTTGCGTGGCGATGGCGAAGTACTGCATGAAGAATTCGTAGATTTCCTCCACGTCAGAGTACTGCCGAGCCGTACCTTCGATAGTGAGGTCATCGATGTACACGCTCAAGATCTGAACCACTTCGCCTCCGTACGTGGGGAATTCGGCGACGTTGAGCGCGTACGCCCATCCGATTTCATCCGCGCCGGTAGTGACGACGAGTGGTTCTCCTCCGTTGACTAGTTCGTGATGAAAGAGCAATTGTGTAGCTGACATGACTATTCCGTAGTGACTGGTTCAGCGCGCGATGCCTGTTCCGCTTGTCTCATGACCGACTGCTCAGAAGCCGTTTCGCCTGCCGAATTCGGCGAAGCAGCCTTGCTCGATAGCGCAACACCACCTTCGTTAGCTTCAGACTTGGCAGCGGCAGCCGGGAACTTGAGCTTGAAGAATGCCTTCGCAGGACCAGACAGTTCGATTTTGGCGTTTTCTTCATTTTGTTTTTCGATGCTGACCTTGTTGAGCTTTTCGAGCGCTTTGTAGATATCACCGGCCTGGTGCGTGACACCCTCCTTCTTGATCTTGGCAAGTTCCTCCGGGCTGATCCCGGCTGCGGAAGCTGTCGCATACAAGCCTTTCGGTCCTTCGAGTTCACTACGAAGTAGACCCTGCTGGGACCCACTGAGCTTGCCCGCCTTGGACGCCTGAGCCATTGCGTTTGTGTAGGTAGAGTGGCGCTGTCGCAAGCGTTCTTCCTCTTCTTCCAGTTCGCCTCTGACATCTCCGTACTTGGATTCTTGTGAACTGAAGAGATCGCCGCTCGGCATCTTGGACATCTTGTCTTTGAGTTCGTTGACACGGGTCTGTGAAGCTGACCATTCGTTACGCGCCTTGAGGAGCGATGCGCCGTCCTTACTCTTCTCGTTGGCCTGTTCCATGGCGTAGCGATGCTGCTGGACCGCGTTCGCCTCACCGAATCCCCCTTGGACAGCTTCGAGCTTTGGCCCGATTTCTTTCAGCCGTTTGGCCTGTTCTGCCGTGATGCTCGGTTCGAGCATGTGAATGTAAGCGCCTTCCTTTTCAGCGGCGCTCTCGGTGACTTCCCATTTTCCTGTGACTTTGTTGTAGTTGCGCGTATCACTTTGCTTCGGTACGTAGCCCGCGACTTTCTTGACGGTTTCCCAAGCGTTGAGCGAGGCAGCGTTGCCCGACATACCTTGGACCTCCCAAGGCATGATGCCTTTCTGAAGCGCCTGGATCTGACCGAACTGACCTTCGTTGATCCCCTGCACGAGGAGCGGATTCATTTTGGTGACCTTGGCGATTTCGCCATAGGCATTCAGGCCGTGAATCATGGTCGATCCACCCTGGACTGTTTTAGCCATGAACTCTTGCGCTTTGACAGCTTCGGCTTCAAGCGTCTGGTGGGTCATCTTGGCGGTTTCAGCAAGCTGTTCGATGCCCTGTGTCAGTTCGCCGATGTTGCCAGTCCCTAGCTTGAGAGAACTCGTGAATTCAGCAAGTACCTCGGGGTTTTTGAACCCTTTCTTCATCAGCGGTTCCAGAGCCAACGCCAACGTCTCCTGTTCGCCGCCCGTGGTGAGTCCTAGCATGCCACCACTGCGCTGGTTGGACCATCCCTGCGATCCCAGCGCCGAACGTAGCGAGTTGGCTTCCCCGAGACTGATCCCTGATCCCCCGATGGCTGCTTCGGCCGCGTTGACGACCGTGCCTAGACCCTGCCTACCAGCCGGTGATGTGATAGCCGCGAGCGGGTTGGGGATACCGAAGTAGTGGCTAGCGCCAAGGAACCCTCCGCCCAGACCTTCACCCTGTGGTGAGTAACCCAGGGATGCGCCCGCGTTAGATGCACCAAACCCAATGTCGAGCAGAGGCGAGAGGATCTTTTTGTGGATCAAGCTGGCTTCGGCGACACGCGATGCGCCCGTTTCGAATTTCTGAGCTAGGTTGCTTGATGCGAATCTGCCCTGGCTTTTCTGCCATTCTTCAGGGCTCATGGCCGATCCGGTTTCTTCGAATTCACCTTCGGCCTGGGACTTGTACTTGTGCATCGCCATCTGTCCAGACGTATGCGCCGCCATGCGGAGGAGGGAGTCAAGCTGCCAGTCACCGAACTGGGGGATCGTGAACCCTTGGGCTGCGATCCTTTCAGCTTCGACGTTCGTTTTGCCCGCGATAGCGCTACCAGCACCCGGAGCCATGCCGGGCGGCATTCCTGGAGCGCCCGGCGAACCTCCCTTGCCGCTGAAGAATCGTTCCCAGCCTTCTTTCATCGCCGCGTCCGACACGGAGGCGTCTGGGTTTAGCTGGCCGGGCTCACTCGTGCCAATCGTAGCTCCCGGTCCAGCCTGCGAGATGAATTTGCGCATGAGCGCAGATGGTTCAAGCTCTTCGAGCCCTGTCTCGGCAACTCGTTTCCTCTGGGACAGCGCCAACTCCATCGTCGGAGCCGTCAGAGCTTGAATGTGTTCGTCAAGCTGCGAGATGGCAACGCGCAACTGATCGTTGGCGCGGCGGGACGCCTGTGCGGGATCGATATCGTCTGCGGTAGCCATCGATTATTACTCTGCGTTTGGCCCTATTCCGCTAGAGTCGATGGCCTTGACGTAGCTTACGCTACATGATATGCTATAGGCATGGCTCACGCGATCATGTTCTTCATCTTCGGCGCTCCACTGGCGTGCTTCTTGGTCTATGGCTGGTGCTACTGCTTCGTGATGGACTCCCGCTCCAAGCGCAGGCGTCGCGCTCGTGGCGAAGCTGCCGCTAGCGGCCCTGTGCCGTGGCGTCAGACGCATGTGGTGCATCCTGCGGCGGAATACCAGTGCTTGACCTGCGGACTGCGCAGACGCGCTCGCTGGGCCTCCTGTGCTCGCTGCAACGAAACGCACGCCATCCCCGTCTAGCCCATCTCGGGGGCGGGTGCGTAGCCGTCGCTCTCCCATTCGCGGATCATCTCCTCGAAGTCCTCCTCCGTGACCGGGTTGCGGATGACAACGCCTGGTCCCTCGGACACCAAGTCTTTGCCGTATAGCTCCTTCCACATCTCCGGGTTGGAGATGAACATCGACCGTTCAAGATCGACCTGATCATTGTCCCGCTCGATTCGATTTTCCTCGTCATGCAGACACATGACAAGCTCAGCCTGAAAGTCGTTTAGGGCTGGATATCCGAAGCGATCGGTGCGCCCAAAGTATCCTGCACGGTCAAGGAATCGGGCAAGGGCTGCGAAGGGACCCGGTTCCTCTCTGAGAAATCCTGTAGTTCTCGAATTCCGCTAAGCGCCTCTTGCTCTAGCTCAAGGTACCGGGCGTAGAGATAGGAGAGCGTGGGCTGGTACCACTTCTGCACATAGTTGAGACGCGCTTTGGCGAAGTCATTGAGATCCGGTCCAGTCGCTTTGCAGAAGTCGCCATCCCCATCCACGGTCGTGAGACTGAGGGCGACTTGGGCGTTAGCCCAGACCTCACCCTCGGAGATCGAGCCACGCCATGGCTGGACAACGAGAGAGACTGCCGCCTTCTCTGAGGGGTAGAGAGTGCGTAGGGTGAAGGTGTGTCCGCAGAACTCGACATCCTTTTCGATGTGCCCGATGAAGGCGAGCCCACGCACGGGGATTCGAATCTGTTCTGAGAAGAGTGAAAAGGGATCGACCTGCTCGCTCTCTAGGGGTGCTATCTGATCTGCCATTGTTCCTCCTGTTTGCCCTCTCAAGGGCCTTGACTAACTTACAGCGGGTTGTCGCGGACCTTGAATGCGAGCGATGGGTTACCGTTACGTGTTACGTAGCGGAAGTTCACTGTGATTTGCTTGAGCACTTCCATGGTGCCGATAGCAATCTGCTCGCCGTCCTGGACGTTGGTGATGACGCACCCGTGGTACTCCTCCGTGTACGGGGTGATCGGAGAACCCGGTGGTCCCGATGCCCCAAGCGGACGGATGATCTTGGTGATTTGAGTCTGGGCCGGTGAAGCCTGGGCCTGACGGATGAAGATGTCCACGATATCGACCGCGCCCATGAAGATACCGCCGTTGTTTGGCCCGGTGAGTTTGAAGTTGGTGCTCTGGTTTTCAGGGGTTTCCGAACCGAACGGTCCATTCTTTGCCCCCAGGCTTAGTCCCAGTCGGTCCCAGACCTTCGATGCTGTTCCGCCACTACCAAATAGCTCGAACATATTGAGGACAAGCTGTCCAGGTCCAGCGGCAGCCGGAGTGATGATCTCGATCGGGTAGGGCTCATCCAAAGGCTGGATGGCTGACATGCCTCCACCGACCGGCTGTGGGGATGTGTAAGAGACTTGCTGGCAGAAGGTAATCGGCTGACCTCCGAACGTGAAGATCGTAAAGCCGGAACCACCTACGCGGACTCTGGAAGTGAATGTCGGATCTGCGGATGCCATCGCCTATTACCCAAGCGTTTCGTTCTGTGAATTTTCGACAACCGTGACGGTCTGGCTCGATAGGTCGAGAGCGAATACGACATCGATGTAGTTGAGGGTGAACGCCGGGCGGTACGAGAAGCTTGCGGTGATCGTGGTCGGTTCGAGCGAAGCGATCTGCACCACAGGCGTTGCGAAGTCCACAAGGTCACCCGCTGACTGGAGAGCGCTCAACACACCAACGATGGCAGAGCGCACGATGATCGGCGAGTTACCGTCTGCGATGATCCGACCGATGATCTGGTTTTCAAGCGTTTCTTTGACGGATTCAACCATGAGGAACTTGGCACGGACCACCGATACCTCAGAGCGAGACGCACCATGGCCCGTGTCGAGCGAGATTGCGTGACGGCAGCGGATTTCTCCACCCCTGGTCTGTTCGATGACCATGAGTCCTTCGCCAGCATCTTCGTTCTTCTGGGTCGGAGTCCTAAGATCGCGCACCTTGGTGAACCCGGTGATGCCCT